CTTTAAATCCCTCCTCACCGCACAGCGTCCTAAGCCCCATTCCGAAGGAATGGGGCTTAGGACGCTGTGCGGTGAGGAGGGATTTAAAGGGAACCTGGGTTCCCTTTACTGGGTTCCCTTTACTTTATCTTCGAATAGCCATAGATGCGACATAAGAACCATTGTGGTCATCTCCACCATTCTTATAATCATTGTAATTACGGTTGGTTGCCTGCTGACGTTTGAATGTAATGTAATCAGAGGAATCATATACGTATTTAGGATTACATGATGACGCTGGAACACCAGTTGTATCACAATTGTCTCTGCGGGAACCCATAAACATGAGACTTTGCGACCATCCTGGTGCATTGCTACTCATAGGGTCAGGTCCACCGCAAGAATAATTCTGACGGGATAAAAAATCACCGGCATTGTTTACTGCACGAAAGGGACCAATTGCACGTTTATATCCATTATAAGATCCACGAGCATAAGCAGTGTTCCAACCATTACGTAAAATACTGCGCGTGCTTGCTTGCTCACCATCCTTGTAGTTCAACACTGTTTGCTGAGGAGACCAACCATTGTATGGTCCTCCTAAATTCGACATTTGCATTGTGATTACCATGATTTGTTTTAGAATATATACTAAACATACACTTTATTGGATTTATACAATGACTAATTCTCTCCATTTATTATATATTATTTTACATTATGGTCGATTTAGAGAAACTATCTCAAACCAATTCCATAGTATTGTTTGACCCGGAATGTGTTCGTAAAAAATCAAATTGGAGTAAATCGGGAAACGAATTCAAATTCGACGCGGATGAATATGACCCGGAACAATTACGCAAAGCAATCCCCAGCCATTCGCCTAAATTAAACGCTCTCTTGGACAAAATAAAGGCTCTCGATAAAGCTGATATGAAACGCGATGGTCATCATTATAAACATTTCATATTTTGCGATTTAAAATCGAGCAATTATGGAGCGAAACTATTAGCATCGGCATTCATCGCAAATGATTTTCATATGGGGTATAAAGCATTGAAAAAAAGCGACGTGAAACCCGCTGCATCACCGAAAGAAAAAATGGTCAAGGTTCGCGAAGACACCCCTAGACCACCAACGGTAATGGCCATGGAGAAAATGCCTAAAGTTCTTGGAGAAATGGAGGAAATAGTGGAAGAAGAGGAAGAAGAGGAAGAAGAGGAAGAAGAGGAGGAAAGCCCTATTATTGAAATGATGGCGGATGGGAAATCGGCAAGAATGGAGGGAAAAATGGAGGAAATGATGGAAGGGGGGGCGAAAAAAGATTCTCCTAAACAGAAGCGATTTCGAAAGATCGAACTTTTGGACAATTCTGAATTAAAAAACACAGCAGGTCAGAATTTCTATTTACTCTCTTCTGTCGATGTATTTGACCAACCTATCAGTGTTGCTATGAAAAAGCAAATGCTTCTAAAATTCAATGAGCGTCCTGCAAATATTCACGGAGAAGAAGTTCGTTTTATCATTATGGATAGTGGGTTCAAAGAAGGTATTGATTTGTTTGATATTCGGTATGTGCATATTTTTGAACCCTCTGTGAATAGTGCTGACCAAAAACAGGTTGTCGGGCGTGGAACCAGAACATGTGGACAACAGGGTTTGACGTTTCATCCAACACGCGGGTGGCCATTACACGTATTTGTATATGATTTGTCTATTCCAGAGCAGATGCGCAGCCAATTCTTAGATAGTGAATCGGCATTTGATTTGTATATCAAATCGCTAAATATGGATATTCGTTTGGCTCGTTTTACGGCTGATTTAGAAAAAACGTCGATTTATGGTGCAGTCGATCATGAACTGAACGAAGAGGTACATCAGTTTTCAATTACTGATATGGGCGATGATGGAGAATTGTTTTTGGGCGGTGGACCAAAGGGCAAGGGCAAAAAGAAACCCAGGATTGTCGTGGATTATGATTTGCCTCCAATTGTAGTGAATACACAGGAAGACAGTGTTGCTTTTATGAGCGATCCCGAAATGCAAATTACGCTTCCTTCTGGGCAAATAGTCAGCGGCACTGAATTGAAACATATGGATTTTCGCCAAATGCGCGATTATATTCGCAAATATTTCAAAGATTGCGCGTGGGAAGATGTGAAAATGGAAAATGGATGCGTACAAAGAGGTGGAGGGGGAAAAGTAATCGACTATACTCCTACACAACGCTTCATAAAACGTTATTTTACTCCTCAATGCCCCGTAAAAGGGATGCTTTTGTGGCACAGCACAGGAACCGGAAAAACGTGCTCTGCGATTGCTTCCGCCACTTCCTCGTTCGACCCACAAGGATACACTATTTTATGGGTCACGCGCACCACATTGAAAAATGATATTTGGAAGAATATGTTTGATCAAATATGTAATGAACAAATTCGGAAAATGGTTGAGGACGGTATTGTATTACCAGAAGAGCACGCAAAACGTATGCGTATGTTGTCCAAGGCCTGGCGTATTCGTCCCATGTCATACAAACAATTCAGCAATTTGGTTTCCAAGGAAAACGATTATTATCGTAGGTTGGTTGATATAAACGGGGCGGAAGATCCATTGCGCAAAACGTTGCTAGTTATTGACGAAGCTCATAAATTGTATGGTGGCGGCGATTTATCTTCTCTGGAACGACCCGACATGGATGCTTTACGCAAAGCATTGATGCATTCTTATTCCGTTTCTGGACGTAATTCGGCACGTCTATTGTTGATGACGGCTACACCCATTACGGAAAACCCAATGGAATTAGTGAAATTGGTAAATTTATGTAAAATGGGTGACCAACAAATGCCTTCCGAATTCGGTGTCTTTTCCGATGAATATTTGAATGAGGATGGGGTCTTTCACAAGAAGGGTGAAGCACGCTATTTGGACGAAATCGCTGGACACATTAGTTATTTGAACCGTGAAAAGGACGCGCGTCAATTTGCTCAACCGAAATTACACAGAGTGGATGTTCCTTTGGTGAAAAATGTTCAAGAAGTAGCTGCATTGGACAAAAAATATGCTCGAAGTCGACTGAATAAGGAAATCGATGTTTTAACAAAACGCGTGGAAGAAGAAAATGCGAAAATGGACAAGGACCTGGAAGATTTGGATGCTACACGTTTTTATGCGATTCGCGATTTGTGCGAAGAATACGAAGGTGTTGTGAAAAAAGGATGCTTGAAAATAGCCAGCGTTCAAATTCGCGCTTTAGTGAAGGAAGCCAAGGAACAGTCTAAGGAATTGAAAGATGGAATAAAGAAAATTCGCGAAGAAATCAAGAACAAAAAACTGTTTCGAAAAGAAGCATTGGCTAAAATTAGCGAACATATCAAAACAAATCCAAATGAAATGGAACAATTTGAAAAAGGAATTTACTATGTTTTGAAATATAAATGCGGGAAAAATGTGAGCTCCAACAACGATTTCGAAGAAGCCGCTTCTCAACATCCTGTTATTGCAGAAATAAATAGTACAATCGATGGATACAATAAACGTATTCAAACATTGGAAGAAGGTATACAAGGCAAACTAGATGCACACAAGTCCAAGATAAAGGAAGTTCGCAAACTATTACGCACCCAATTGAATGAATTGGAACGTTCTGTAGTGAAAAGTGTGCTGAAAGATTTGCAAAAAGAAGGGAAAGGGCTGAAAAAGGAATTGACGAAGCAAATGGAAGCAGAAACGACGGAAATTGAAGGTCGTCAAAAATCATTGTCCAAGAAAAGAAGAAAAACACTCCGAAAAATCAAATCTGTGGTGAAGGAAGTGCATCGTGACCAAAAATACGAGAATAAAGAAAAGGCGCGCGCAGAAAAGACGTTGCGTAAAACCCTGCGTAAACAAGGTCTGCTGCGTGAGGAATTCAAAGACGGGATTTTGAAAGATTTGGTCGGAAAATATTCCAAACGAACTATGGAGGATTTCAAAACTGTGCGAGAGGGTTTAGAACTGGCTGAGAAAGTTAAGAGGGAAGAACGCGAGAAAAAGGGGGCAGTGAAAGCTGAAAAGGCCAGAGAAAAGGAGGCAAAAGCTGCCACAAAACGTGGAGAGGCCGAAGCAAAATACAAAGAGAAGCAGCGTATTAAAACACAAAAGGCGATGGAGAAAGCGGAAGCAAAAGCAGAAAAGGCGAGGGAGAAAGCGCGGAAAAAGGCTTTGCGTAAAACACAAAAGTTAGTTGTCCCTGTGAAATTAATAAAATTCAATAAAACGAAAAAGAAGGATTAGTTTTTATTTTAATATTCGATTATATTATATCATGTATAACGATGAAACAAACGATATTGAAACACTTCGCGAAGAGTGTATACACTTTAACGTAGTTCTTATATCTAGCGTATTGCTTATGTGGATACTCACAAAATGTGTTCCGCATAAAATATTCACACTGCAATCCAAAATCATTTTAGATGTAATATTTCCTCTTGTGTATTTTACTACCTTTAGTTTTGCATTTGGTGCCTTATTTCTGGTTGGAAATTGTTATTTAACTGACTACGTTGGATTGTATGTGAATAATGATATATTAGATATAGGCATTGTTGGTGCCTATATGGGTACAATTGCATTAATCATTGCACAAATAATTAAAACCACATTGGAAACCCTGTTCGGTATTGTAATTTTATCTTCTTTTACACTGGACTTGATGGGAATGATCATTGGACGGATCTTTTTACTTACATTCATACATCTATTTTATTGAGAGTATGCATTTGGACAAAATAATGTATTCGCACATTATAAATGGAACCTGAACAAAAAAATCATTCTGATGATGAAATCCCGCCTTCACCTCCTGAAAACAAATATATCGATGATTTGACTATCCAATTGCTATTGAACAAAACGAATTATGCGAAATATTTGTCCAAGACGGACGAGCAAAAATTCGAAGAACAGCAACAATTTGTATTGGACTGTGAACAATTTCGCAATCCGATCTTGGACATGACTAAGCATATGTTACAAGACCCGACATTGTGTTATACAACGGAAGTATCCGATGCATTCAATCAATATGCGCGGATTTTAATCCGTTATTTAGAAGTAAAGGAACGATCAGAAGAACAGCAAAAGGAAAATGGTCATGGTTCGGACGACGAAGATGATGTTTTATTCCCATCCAGTATGAATGAGCCACCGAATCCACTTCGTACAAAGAAACCTACTCCAAAAAAATTTAGTCGGCGTATGACTATGGACCATTTTATTCCCAGAACCAAAGACGACGCAAATGATGACTAATAAGCACCTAGAAAATGAATGTCTATGTATAATGTATATTATACATATGCCGAAGAAACATAGTAGGAATAATAGAAAGGGCACTGCACACCGAAGAAGAAAACAGAAACGGTCCAAGAATGTATCGAAACGAAAACGATCGAAATTGGAGGATTATGTATCACCGAGTGATACGCGCATGAATTGTCATCCCAAAGTAAAAGAACATCGCGTTGATAATGATACTTGTTATACTCCTGACGCATTGTCCAAGATTAAAGCCGCATTCAATCAAAATCACCCAAAACCTGAACATATTCGTGTGTCGAACCATCGCTCTGTATTGCGCGAATTGAGAGAACGCCTCTCTCATTGCACAAAAGAGGATTGTTGGCTGAATCAAATCCAAGAACCCCGTGTTCGACGTCAATTAGATGAAATCTTGTTTGCACCCGATAAACCACGTGAATGGAAAAATGACCCCACTTATTGGCTCTCAAACTTCGACATTGAAGATGTGTTGCATCAATATGAAGAGGCGCATCCCGAATTCAAACTTCTTGGACCCTCTGCGATTGATTATGATACGAAACTGGAAGAAGAAGGAGGGAAATGTGTTTGGGATGACTTGTGTCGGTTGTCTTTACAGCGTTTATTGGACCGGGGGAAGACGAAATTAGGCGTAGTGTTTAATTTAGACGAACATGATCAAGACGGTTCTCATTGGGTTTCCATGTTTGTGGATTTGGACGAAGGCGTCATTTTTTATTACGATAGTGCATTACATCCAGTCCCTCGCGAAGTGAGTCGGTTGAAAAACGAAATAATCAAACAAGGAAAGAAATTGGATAAACCTATACGATTTAGGTATATTATGAATGATTATGACCATCAGAAAACGAACAGCGAATGTGGGATGTATGCGATCTTTTTCGTTGTTACTTGTTTGACACGAAAGATTGATCGTCGTATTATGAAAATGATGCGTGGAGGTGGCGATGGGTCCATGGACGGTGGGACCATTGTGATGCCGTTTCGCAAAGTGGTTGAGCTATTTACCAAACCTGGATTGAATGATACTATTATGAAGGCATATCGTGATGTGTATTATAACAAGTAAAGGGAACCCAGGTTCCCTTTAAATCTCTCCTCGCAGTAAACCTCCTCACAGTAAAGCGTCCCACGCTAGGGAAACCCGGTTCTCTTTATTAAATCTCAACATAATATAATAGTATGGTTTCGAAAAAACACAATAAGACAAAGAATGTCGGAAAGAATAGGACGAAAAAAGATAGAACATTGAACCAAACGCGGAAAATAGTGGACCGGTCTAGGAGACATAACAAAACCACGCGCGGTGGTGGAATAAACCAAAATGAATATATTAGTGTGGAATTTTTTAAAAATCGATTAGACAAAAATATTGGTAGAATTATACGTGTTGTGCAGGACCCCATTTTTGGAAATAAAACCAACGATATTGCCGACATGTCTTATTTGTTTGGGAAACGAATGGGTGAAATTGATGAAGTCATTGATATTATGAAACACGGACGCAAAAAGAAGCCATATAAGCGTATATTATATCGCTTAAGGTTTAACGATACACACGGACCTGTGATGAGTTATTCTCAAAAACCAATAAAACAAGGTAGTAGTAGTTCTCCTCCTGGTCCTACTCTCGCATTTTCTGTGCCTACGGTAGTGGTGGATGAGAAGAAAGGGGTGGGTAGGCAGAAATCGTCGGACAGCAAAGCAGCCACCAGAAAAGTAGTCACCAGCAAAGCAATCAACCCATCGGGCAAACTTGTTGTCCCGACCAGGACAAGATCTGGCCGGACCTCTACCCCTACAGCTCTACATAACGCCAAATTGTTATAACAAACACACAAAATAATGATCATTCTTAGGTATTCAATTACAACAAACCAAATATCTTTTTGTTGTAATAGTATTCAAAGACTTGCGTCGTTTTCAATATATTTTAGTATCCAAATACATCAAATCTATGTCTCTCTATATTCATGAAGAAAATCAGAAACTTATTTGGGATAGTATGAACAAAATACCGCAATTCCAACAATTCGAAGGAGAACGCGAACAGTGGTTTCGCTCTATTATTGAACAATTCTATGAACATAATAAATTCAAACTCTTGTCTGTTCAAGAATTGCAACAATTGAATCGGGATACAGTGTCTTATATGATGAAAGATTTGAAAGAACTTCAAAAACGCGATACTTTTCAACCGAGTCATTCCCCTTTTATTGGATTTTCTGAACCCACACCCGTTGCACAAAATTCTCAACAAGTCATCAATTTTCCTTCTGGAAATATGGAAGGAAAGGCGGTTACGCGCGATTATATGTTGGAACAAAAACAAGAGGAACTGAACAAACAATTTAGCACTCGACAACAAGAATATGGAGAAATGTTGAAACGCGGTCCAACACAGGAAGTTGATTTTCGGGCCACGGCAGGAGAGGATAAACCGATTGAAAATATGGAGGAATTGATGCAGCAACATTTGAAACAGCGGGAATACGAATTAACGCAGAGTGTGGGAGCACCGAAAGAGGGTGGAAATGATGGATTGCAATTGGATGTGGTCGATTTAGGAAGTTTGGGAGGAAATGCTTTGGGATTGGGAGGAAATGCTTTGGGATTGGGAGGAAATGCTTTGGGATTGGGAGGAAATGCTTTGGGAGGAAATGCTTTTAGCGAAACTTCTTCTTCTGTTACTAGCAAACCCATTGTTCGTAGTGCAAAATTCCCCTACAATGATATTACCGACCAACCACCTCCAAAAAATGTTCAATGGTCAACCAAACTGGAAGATGAGCCTCAATTAAAGTCCGCACTACGTGGTGCAAATCGAAAACCAACTTTATCGAATGGTGACGGTATGGTATTAAAAGAGTTTATGGAAAGTATGACTGGGTATATGGAAACAATGCGCCACGAAATCGATGCACTAAAACAGGGTAAAGAAAGTAAATCCAATGATATTTTATCGAGAATGAAAAAAAAGGTTGTTCATAAGGAGCCGGTTTCCATGGGTGATTTAGAAGACATATCCAATAATTTCACAATTTAGACTATAGTGAATGAAAAAAACAAATTGTATTTTACTTATCTCCGTATTAATATTCATAATCGGATTTTGCATTGTAAATGGAGAAAGCGCAATAGAAGCATTTGAAGAAGGTAAAAACCCGTTTGATAATAAAATCGACGTTGTGTATTATATTAATTTAGACCACCGAACAGACCGCAACGAAGAAATATTACAAGAATTCGAAAAGGTAGGCATTCCATCTTCCAAAATAGTTCGCATATCCGGAAATTATAATAAACAATATGGCGATGTAGGATGCAGTAAGAGCCACACTGATGCATTGCGACGATTTAGTCAATCTTCCTATAATAATTGTATCATATTTGAAGACGATTTTATATTCACACAATCACCAAATGATGTCCATACAATGATAAATAAATTGTTTGAAAATAATGTGAATTACGATGTGGTGATGCTTTCTGCAAATACAACCGCTAATGAAGATAGTGAATACCCTTTTTTGAAAAAAGTGATCGAAACGCAGACTGCATCAGGATATATGGTGAATAAGTCATTTTCTCATACATTATTGGCGAATTTTGAAGAGGGTGTCCAGCATTTAGAAAAAAATGTTACGAAAGAAGATGATAAACGAGGAAAGTATTGTATCGACCAATATTGGAAATCATTGCAATCTGATTCAATGTGGTATGAATTCTATCCCAAATTGGGAATCCAACGCGAATCGTATTCCGATATTCAACATGGGTTAGTAACTCCGAATACATGACGTCGTTCAATAAAATTGATGTATGAAAACTATTATTACGAAATCACATAAACGTTATTTCCTAATATAATTGTAATAATGAGCGCCTTACGTAATGCATGGATACATTATCCACACAGTGATGTGGAACTAAACTATTTTGAGGGCATTTCATTTCAACGCAAAACGTCGGATCACTATGGAGTGTTGTGTCTCCAAACTGAAAACGTGCCTATTACACAAGAACCCATTCTATTCCACTTTCAGGTGGATGTGTCTGGGTCCATGTCGGACACGACTTCTGATGGTCGAACCAAGATGCAGTTGATTATACACACTTTAACGAATATGTTGCATTACTTTGCAGAAAAATGTGAAAATGGTTATATCCAAGTAACCGGATTTGATGATAAAATTCATCCTTATATTGCACCCATTCATGTTACATCCGAAAATGTGGTAGAATTGGTGGCGATTTTGTCGAAAATGCGTCCCATGGAATTGACGGATATTGGTATGGCGATTCAACAATTATGCAAGGATGTTGATACGGATATTGTGAATATTCCACGTCACAGGCGCGTTGGTATTTTGCTGACTGACGGAGAACCCACGGTGGGAATTCAATCGTCAAAGGAACTGGCTGCCCTGGTCCCGGAGGATATTTCCATTAGTTTTATTGCATTGGGTGATGAACATAGTGGCGAGGTTATGCACGCATTAGGTCATGTTTCACCATATACATCGAATTGGTTTGTAGATAAATTGGAACATACGGGAAATGTATATGGAGAAATCATCTTTAATGAATTATATCGTGTGAGTGAGCAAACCCAACTGCGAGTGAAAAATGGAACTATTTATGATTATGTATCAGGAGAATTTGTAGAAACTTTGAATGTGGGTATGTTGTCTTCTGAAACGTGTAAATATTATCATATCTTGACGAATAACCCAGATAGTTGCGAAGTTGAGATTTCGGGTGTATTGACTAATGGAGATAAGTATTGTTTCACCGCCTCTGATATGCCCCCACTGATTTTAAAAGAAGAAAACATCGAAGATTTTCCAACAAATGAAGCATTGTTTATTGAAAAACAGTGGTTACGTCTTTATGTGCAGACATTGATGTCTAGAGCGCGTAATATACCCATACCCTCACAGCCGCAATTGAGACGAAGGGTAGTGGGCATTCAACACAATTTTACTTTTGCGAGAGAGCCGTTCGAGGAGCCCGCTCCCATAAACGCATCCGGATCCATTGATTTTAGAAAAGAAATTGCCCAAATGACCTGTTATGTTGCCGAGTTTATTACAATGCACCAGTTGGAAGAAGATTCTCTTATGAATGGGGTGCGTGATGATTTGATGGTATTGGAAAGAACGTTCGGGACGAATCAATTTATAAAATATGCTGGGATTCGCGAAGATAGTCAAGGGCGCCAATATACGTGTAATACAATTACAGAGTTGCCGGACAATTGCTGTGATACAGGACACATATCCAAACCAGCATTAATCCGATCCGCTACAAGCGCGTATGCTTCCCCCGGACGTATTGATTTGATGACGTCACTTAGTCAAGATGAAGATGATACAAATACTTCTTCAACTTCCTCCATATTGGAGGTTTTAGAACAATATAATCACTAAATCTGAATAAAAATGTATTATTATTGTATATTTCTGTACAATAATAATGAATATTGGAGAATTGTTATATCATCCAATGATTGCGGTTATGATTTTTTGTATCGGATTGTTTATCATGTTATTTTTATTAGATAAAGAAGGAGCATTTACGAAGAAGTTCTTGCATATTGGTCCGGAAAAAGACGCCAAATTTTTACATGTTACATTAGATAGTTGGAATAAGGTGTATCTTGTCTATGGAATTTCATTTGGGGTAGCACTATTGCAATATTACTATTCGCGAATTATATATGGTGAGTTTATTAGTAGTCGATTTATAAATCCCGCCCACAAAGAAAAACTAGATGTGACCAAAAATATGATGAAGTTTATTATATTCGCCAACCCAATTGCTCAATGGACATTAAACATCATCACCTTTTTTGTAACTATGACCATGCAATTGCAATTTATATTGCCACAATTAATCGCATCTTTGATTGTATTATACCCCTATCACTGGAAAAAATACTATGAAAATACATATAGGATATAAGCTTACGCTTTCCAGTCGCTTACGCTTTCCCGTCGCGCAATTGCAGAAACGACGCTAAAACACTCTTGTTCTTTTCTTCATATTGTTGCGATTGCAGTTTTGCCTGGTATTCTTTCTGCATCATTTTTTCACGAGTAAGACGTTCTTGCTCTTGTAAAATTCTATCCGCCTTTTCCTTTTCCATTGGATCATATGAATATTGACTTCGTGCGCGATTGAATTCATCCACTGAACCATATGTTTGGACATTTTGAAAATCGTTTTCGCTTACTGCAAACACGGTTTCGTTTTTATGCACTTTTCGCAAATCATCAAATTTTAATTTGCTAAAAGGGTCGCTCGATACATACGAACCATCATCGTCTCCGCCATATAAGGATGATGAACCTGCACCCGAATGAGAGAACATATCTTGGACACCTTGGTGTCGAATGAGACCACTCGACTGTTGTTTAATGGTGTCAAATGCTTGACCCATATTTTTACTAGAAACATTATCTTGTGGAATATCATAACTTGCTTTTTCTTGTGAAAACCACGCATTTTTTTCAGGATCGGGGCGCTCGGCCATTTGATTTTGCTCAAACAATTGATTGAATTTGTCGTGGAAGTTTGAAGCACCCATTTTTTGAACCGTATTGCTAATTTTCTCAGCAGTGGCTTTGTTGTGCTCATTGTCTATATTGTTGTATTGACTATTTTCGGCAGTCACATCTTGATTTTGCTTGTGTTGGTTGTTATAAAATTGCACAACAATATCGAATGCTTTTTTGTAAAATAAGAAGTATTTCGCATCTAAACGAGATTTATCCGGATGAAGCATGAGAACCTTCTTTTTTGCACGTTTTAAATCGTCTACGCTAATTTGATACGATTCCAATTCGAACAAACCAAGAAGTTCGTCAAATGAATAGTTTTGTATTTGTAAATTGTGATCTGAACCAGACATTATAGTAATCTGTTAAAAAAAACGCGAATTTCTAGCGCATAAAATTGAAAGGCCTGTTTTGTTTTAAAACAAGAATAACCCAATACAAGTAACCAAGTGTTAAGTAATCATCAAATCAATCATGTCGTCAACAACATCCTTTTACATTCCCAGTGTGTATGCCAACATTACACCTGCAATGATGAAGAAGACCTTTGCACGAATGAAGATCGGCAAAGTATCTCACGTTGAATTCGTTGAACAAAAAAGACGGGACGGTAAACCCGCACATAAAAAAGCCTACGTGTATTTTGAGCACTTATATGAAATGTCTGGTCTTTTCGACGAAGTCCAAACAGAAGGCTCTGCACGCGTCTATTACGCCAATACCCCCCACGTATACTGGGTTTTGTTGGAAAATACACGCAAACCCAATCCTAGTCAACAAAGTCGTGTATGTGACTTTGAGGAAGGAGAAATAGTCGAGGACATGGACACTGTATCTTTGGAACAACCACTATTCACAGAAGAACAAGAGGCGTTTGTTCCTGAAGAGGATTGTTCTATGGTTCATTCCGATTATGCATATGCATTGGAAGAACAACTTGCACAAATGCGGTGCGCAAATCAACAGCTTCAACTGAATGCGCAAACCATGTTTACTTGTTACAATCAAGCTATTGCTGCGAACAATCACCTCCTGGATGTTCAAGACAAATGGAGTTCGCTGATTGTGGATAATCAAATGGACCGTCTTCGCTCTATTGTTCTTCGGGGTGAAAATACTCGCGCTTGCCCCGGCGGCGATTACACCGATGGATGTGGAGTAAAACTTGATTTTGATAATGAAGTATGCGACGAATGCTTGCTTGAACGAAAGCACCAGAACACAGAGGATATGAAGGAAGTCAGCGTGGAGATTTAAAAAACAAAACAAAACAAAACAAAACAAAACAACACATTTATTCTGTAAAGTAACATAAATAAGAGGGAAACCTTTTTTTTGAACAAAAAACCTATGTATTTATATATAAAGATGAGTGAACACGAAGAATTTAAAACAGTATTAACTGATGAAAAATTGTTCGATGTAAAAGAAAGTATTGGTGAAGCATTTATCAACGAAAAGGACTTGGTTATTGAAATTCCTTCTCACGTGGAAGCTCCTGAAGTTTCACCACCTTCACAATCAGAAACGAATACTTTTTTCCCCGAAGTAGAACCCGTTGTTCAACAAGAAGAGGAAGTAGAAGTAGAACCCGTTGTTCAACAAGAAGAGGAAGTAGAAGTAGAACCCGTTGTTCAACAAGAAGAGGAAGTTGATAATATATCGTCGTTGACTGACGAAATCGAGGATGTAGAAACGATTCCTATGTTAAGTAATGAAGAAGAAGTCAATGACGTAAAAACATTAGCAAAACTGGTCGAGCTAATATTATTGAGCCAAGAAAACAATGAAAAATATCAAATTTCTATTTCGCCCGAGGTTCAATCTATTTTAGCAAAATTGATGGATCACGCAACATGTTTAGATGAAGTTGAAAAGTCGTTGAAAGAGATCATAAAAGACGACAAGATTAACGCAAATGATGTTCCACAAATCATGTTATTATTAACATCCATTTATGATGTGGTGAAAGATTTTAAAATGTCTTCTATTACCACTAAGAATTGCGGTGATGTTTTAAAAGTATTGGCTGATATTGCGATAAAGGAGAATTTAATAGTAATCAATGATGATACAGCTATTATTATTATTGAATGCTTATCGAATATTATAGACAGCAGTATTCTACTTATGCAGTTGAAAGATGCTATGCCTGAAGTTCGAGGTATTCTAAAGTGTATAAAGGATATTTTTCGTAGAAACTAATTGTTTTAGAAGAATACTTGTATAAAAAGATGTGACTAATTCTTATAAGAATGAGTCACCCACCAATAATCACCGACATCAAAACGGTTGCCGCATTCTCCGAATTACTTAACTATAACCCTGGTATTATTATTTTGAAATTTGGAGCAGAATGGTGCGGTCCGTGTAAAATTGTAGAACCGCTAATAAATAATTGGTTTTCCAAGATGCCGGCTGAGAAGGTGGTGTGCGGACTAATAGATATTGATGATAATTTTGAACTATATGGATATTTGAAGAATAAGCGTGTAATGAAGAATATTCCCACATTATTGTGTTATTATAAAGACAATTTACATTATGTCCCAGATGATCTCACTATAGGCGCCGACAAAAATGAAATAGATGCTTTTTTTGAACGATGCTTAGACCAATTGGAAGCATAATATTTACAATATACTCTTGCTGTGAATATGAAATTCACGCCATATATGGCGTGAATTTCGGTCTGGTTCTAATTCCATTTGAGCATTCATGTAACAAATATTCGTTGGGGATAGTTGAGTATTGTTGAAATTGTGTTTTAAAAGATTGAGGATTTGTGTCGCACGCATCATACGGAACAAGTTATATGTGTTGTAACAGTACATATAATGGTATTGATAATATGTGTAACCATACCATTGATATAGGCAGTTTTTATATTTTCCTTCGTATTCTTTATTTAGAACTTCTTGAATCTTTTTTGGAACTTGTTCTTCCAAATGCATCTCACGTTCATTTGGCGTATTGCGAAAACACAGGAAATTCGCGAATAAATAAGAATATTGATCTAAATTATCAATTGTGGACAATATCAATGTGGTGATTTCTTGTATAGAAGTAATTGTGATAAGTGTATTGAAGATCAAAATGTCCATATTCCGGTTTGTCGATTGTGAAACTGTGTTAAGTAGTTGTGCGTGGTGTTGTTCTATTTTCTCTGAAGGAAAATGATCAATGACTATGATAAGACCACATTTTTCTGGAAAATAGGTGCGTAAATAGCCAGGGAACATTTGATTTATCGCATTGGATGGAATGCACTTCTCTCGAATTTTTTCAGGGTAAGAGAAGTAAGTATATTCTTCGTTTTGTTTGCTTCCAAGCGATGTGTAACACGTGGAGTATTCGCGTTCTTTCCATAATGCACGCAATGTTTGCGTAAATGTAGGTATATCGCGAACTATATTTGATGTATTCTTCATGGTGAAAATAAAGTGAGTTTCGGTTTTACGCAAAATAGTAATCAATTTTGTGTTTATTTCTTTTTCTTCCGATTGGTTTTTGTTTTGCGCGTTCTTTTTTGTTTTGTATTTCTTTTCTTCTTAGATCTTTTTCCACCCATTTTGAATTTTTCTCCGGGCTCTTCTTCTTTTTCTCCCTCTTCCTTTTCTTTTTCTCCCTCTTCCTTTTCCTTTTCCTCTTCCTCTTCCTTTTCGCCGTCTTCTTCTTTTTCCTCTTCGCCTTCTTTTTCCTCTTCCTCTTCCTCTTCCTTTTCGCCCTCTTCTTCTTCTTCTTTTTCGCCCTCTTCTGTGGATGCATCATCCTCTTCTCCAAATACAGAGGAAAATAATGAACCAGATTGCTCATCTTCCGCCAATTTTGCAGCATTATCTTCTTCCTCCTTTTTATAATCTGCATATGTGACGTAGCTAAATACACCGGCTGCAATAGTAACCATACCAATTGCAGCATAAGGAATTCCTCCTGGTCCATTATACATAATATGCGAAAGTGAATTGTTGTTTAAAAAATCGGTCATGGAACTTCCATTTGAATCATTACCAGTTTTTGTATTCGTATCACTCATTCTATATATTGCCTATATATATTGACTATAGTAAGTAATTAGGACTTTGATGCAAAACCAATTACTGCACACGCTATACGTTTTCCAGCATTCCCAGTTATTTTGCTTTCTTTGTTCTTACCCAATCCACAGTCATCTTCGTCTTCGTGAATTATCAAACCGCGACCAATAATATTGGATTTCGTTCCACGCAATTTAATCATATTATCGTAAAACCGATAATTTGCGCATCCGTGTCCATCACTCTTCAAATTTCCTAAATCGCCCACGTGTCTATGGATTGTTTCCGGTCCTCCGTGAGTTTCGTTATATGGATTGAGATGAGCACACATACTATTACAGCCATCACTTAAATCACCATATTCGTGAACGTGGAATCCGTGCAATGCATTCTTATTCAATCCCTTTACTTCAACGTCAATTGCAATATGTTTTTTATCCGGCATTTCCGAAAACCGAACAGATCCGTGAATTTTTCCTTGAAAAATAGCAATTCCCTTATTCAAACTCATTTTAATGTATAAAATGAGATGTTATATATTTAACTCCTTTCTTATGTAAAGAATTACATAAGAAACTATGGAACATACGATAATATTATTTCAATCACACGAAAATTAATAATGAGCAACATTGATCGCCTCTTGCTGTCTCTCATATTCTTGACGAGCAGCAAAATTCTTTTCATGCCATTTGCGTGCTGTATCATTATTCACCACCGCGTAAAAATGGCGTTCATATTGGTCAATATTATCGTAAAACAGGGTTCGCGGTTCTGGACCTAGGCCATCTAATAATATGGTCACTTTAAAATATAAATCCTCTGCTTTTGAACCAACTGCGTGTTTCGTGCGATTAATAAAATCAGTTTCATAAATACCCGTAACTGCATTACGGATAGGGACACCAGGAATATTAGAAGAATTGAATCCTTCGATACGGATACGACGTTTGTTATGTTTCAACTTCACACAAAACCGTCCTTTGTCTTCAATGATTTCGGACTTGCGATTGTATTTATTTTGAACACTTTCGGTAATAGTAGTATCGTCAGCATTACTATATTCATCACCATTCCAAGCGGTGGGTTCCTCTTCGTAGAAGGATTGAACTGAGTGGTCGTCAAGCATTTGAGTTTGCGTAAAAAAGTATCGGGAAGTATCGACTGATAGTAGATGATATATTATACGACGAACACTTTAAATAGTTTCAAATAAATAGATATGTATAATACACGTCATAAAAAAACTCGTGTCTATTTATAGGGGTCCATCATGTCCAATTTATTTATTCAAAATGAAATCAAAATGTCCAAGATTACGAATCAATATTTTCGCGATCAATCATCAAAACAGGTGGTGAAACAAGAGATTCAAAAAAAGGAAGCAGAGGAGGAAGAAAGTGATTCAGATATATCCGACTTTGATTTAGAAATGGAACACGAAACAGAGGTTTTGGATAGATCTTATCATTTCTTGGACACGAATGAAGGAGAATTGGATATGTTATTTGATTTGTGTGATAATGAGACTGACGTTACTAAGAAATATACTGTTTATTTGTGTGGATATGAAATGAATGTATCCGGGTTCAAACCCTTTTTGCAATATATGATGCAATTAGATAATGGGAGTTATGCATTTCCAAAAATGGAGTTTCGTTGTCCTACAAATATACAACTTGTCCAAGAAGATGAGGATGGGAAAACGCCAAATCACGTCTATTTTGAAAACGAATGCACCAAAATGATCTTGGACATGTTTGAACCAGATCTAACAATGACCGAAGAGAATATGAAAAATGTGTTCAAAGGATATATTAAAAGCCCACGTTTAGAAGATACACTGTATGTTTTGTTCGATATGTCCAAGTTTCATATTAAAAAAAGAGAGGATGTACGACGAAACTGGGGAACGGTAGATGAAATAATGAACATGAAACAATTGTTTGGATACAAAATTGTCCAAGAGGCAACTTTCCTCTTTTATGATAATCCAGAATTGATGCAAATTAAGGATCAACGTGGTGCAATCTTGGACACTCCGCGCGTTTTGTATTTATGTCGAAAAAAGGATGATCAATATGAAAATATTTATAGCGAATACGATGAACGTAATCGGGACACATCTCCCTATTTATCATTGATCGATGAACGTTCTTTCCATTCTATTTTAGGCGACTTCTTTGTCTTTTCTTTGCTTCCCTTGGACTTTCATAGTCAATCCATAATGCGTATTCGGCGATTTGTTGGATTTTTAGAAAAACCTCTTTATTTGATGTCGGGTATATACCAAGCACCGATTTCAGAAAATGAGGGAATGACTTTAGGCAAAGTTATACCAAGTATTGTTTCTTATATGAGCAAACCAAAGGAAGAAAAAGAAGAGGATCCAAAAGAAGAGGATCAAAAAGAAGAGGATCCAAAAGAAGAAGGCGACGACGATGTAACAGACACAGACAATAGTACACAAACAAAATCAGAGTATGTCCAAGAACAAGATGAAAAACCACAAATAACACGCGAAATGGAAGAGTTAAGCGAACGACATTTTGATAGTGCCTATTTTCAAGAAATGGTAGGAGAACTAAAACACTCATTCTGGTGCATAAAGTCAGAAGAACACTTCTCGGAACTATAGTATCTCTATATTGTAAATAAAATACATCTATTCAATGAGCGACAACCCTGTGAAAAAAGGACGCGAAAACCCTATATTACGAAAATTAAAAGAAGGATCCGAGAAGGTTGGTCTGACGACTGCATTCAAAAATGCAAAACATCGGGTAGGACGAGTAACGAATCCAATCAAATCAGCCTTTTCGCAAACATCCACAGTGGGCACTAGTTTTATGCACCGCATCATCGGACAACTTCAGGCAATTACGAAAAATCCAATGATAGATATACTACTCGGTGGAGGATCTATTTTGTTGATGGGATATATTGTAAAACAGACCTTTTATTCTTTACAACGTGATTCACAGAATCAGTTTTTATCACAAGCAATTTACTCTTGGTTTGTAATATTGTCTATTTTATACATAGCGAGCAAAATATTATAATCCCAATTTCACTACAAAATTGAATGGCCTTTTAATAGTTCATTCAATTACAACCAATTTCAGTGCATTAAGATGTTTAGTCAATCAACTCACACACACAGCGTATTTATCCCATTCATTCGTTTGGGTGTTACGGAAGAAGATGTCCGATTTGTATTTACGAATCAGGGTCTTGGAAAAGTGACGTCGATTGAGATGCACGAAAAAAAAATGAAAAAATACGGTAAGTTAAAATCAGCAAACCATTACTACGCATTTATTTCGGTGAAACCCGAGAAAAGTGAAGTGGGAGATCGTTTTGCAAAAAACATTGAGGACGGCAAAACAACGCACATAATGTATGAGGGATGTGGTTTATCATTGCGCTGGGAAGTCAAACCACATTTGTCCATCAAGGAGAGAACGGATCGTGGATTTAGTTTGCTTCCGGAGACAGCAAAAATCCAGGAACAAGAGGTTGAGGTGTCGGAAGCACATGAAGAAGACGATGATGAATCCATCTTGTCTGAAATCAGTCGTATTGAGAGCGATGATGATGAGCTGCCCGAATGGATGGACACAACGTGGGATGATTTAGCAACACACTGGAAATCGGTTGACGAAGTCGAAGCTGAAAATCAAAATATCCAAAAGTTGAGTCTTCAATTACTCACACCTCCATCCTTCTTTGATTGCATTGAGGAACGCGCGGACATTCTAAACGATTACAACGACTTGAACAATGATATTTGTCGCATTCAGACAGAAGTTCGCGAATACAATATGTGGACAAGCACTGAGATTATGAGCAACCAATGAGAAAGAGAAAGAAAAATAAAATTGTTTTGTAAAGTAAAATAAAAAGTAACCCTTTTTATTGAGTAATGAATACTCGTACTTATATCCAAACTGCACGACATAATCACGGAAGAACATTTAATTATTCCGAAACAAAATATGAAAACGAATACACCAAATTAAAGATAAAATGCCGTATTCATGGTGTATTTGAAACATATCCAGGGATTCATTTGAAAATAGGAAGTTGTGGTAAATGTAATAGTGACGTTATTTTTGAAAAGGTATATCAATACTATTTTCATTCAAATACACATAAAAATTAAATATTCTGTAAAATCGAATACATAGAAGCATTATATAGACATCATAAATGGCGTCAATTCATTTGTTTAATATAGACAAACTAAAGTCTGATTTCCAATCGATTTTGCAAAAGCAATATAGTAACAATCAATCAAACGCAATATTAGATGAACAGATTAACAATTTGAAAGAAACGTACAATAATATGGTAAAGCAAAACACTAAGAAAATATTCCTGTTTTGTTTGGATTCTTTTTATTTCCAATACAAAACTATTTTACTTGAAATGGATAATATCAAACGATACAATGCTATGTTACATAATCGTATGTATGGAGATTATTATAAATTATATAATATCATTTTGACGCAGACGGGAGATAATCACGCAATAATAAAAGAATTAACTGTGGATTTTAAAAAATATGAACCATATCGTGATTTAGAACCATTCCACGAATACAAGCCAATGAATATTACAGGTTTACATAATGATATTTTGCGCACTATTAATTATTTATACGTGCATTTTCTTTCCAAAGAGCAAAATATTTTACATTATTCCGACAACACGAGTCGGGGGATGTCTATTGGTAATTTTATGCAAACATTGAATTATGAAAATGTGATATTTCGTGAACAAATTTCATTGTATGTGAATTATTTGGCGTTTTTTCACTCCTCTCATATGGAATATTTAGTCAAACAAGAGACCCGCATCCAAAAGCTTTTGCAAGAAGTGGAAGAAGACATTTTAAACCAAAAGCAAGAAATGATGTCTGTTGAAAATCAAAATAACATATTAGGCATACGTAGCCAAATCGAAGATAGTAGTGAAATGCGAAAATCTGAAATACAAACGACCATTGAAAATGTGATGAAAGAAATTGACGACGAAGATACATCCATTGAAGTAGAAATAAATGATAGTCAACCTATAAAACTTGAAATATCAATGCCGAACAAAACGAAGGAAAAGGAAGAGTCTAGTATAGAGAAAAAGGAAGAGCCTAGCACAGAGAAAAAGGAAGAGCCTAGCACAGAGAAAAAGGAAGAGCCTAGCACAGAGAAAAAGGAAGAGCCTAGTATAGAGAAAAAGGAAGAGCCTAGCACAGAGAAAAAGGAAGAGCCTAGTATAGAGAAAAAGGAAGAGCCTAGTATAGAGAAAAAGGAAGAGCCTAGCACCGAGAAAAAGTAATTTCTCATGGAACAATATAATGTCGGAAAGTCCCGTAACTCCATCTGGATTGTCCATTGGCTTTTCCTCAACTATAGAAAAAGATGCAAAGCCAAAAAAGAAGGTGGAATGGTCACCTGAAAATGAAAATTTATTAGTAGAATGGTGCGATGTAGCACAATGCTACAAATGGTTAAACTCACGAGCTCATAATAAATTTTCGCGAATGAATACGTGGTTTACCATTCCAGCTATTATTTTTTCAACGATTAGTGGTACAGCGTCATTTGCACAAAGTAGTTTAACAGACAGTCAAAAGGTATATGCACCTATGGTGATTGGTTCTGTGAATATTCTCATTGGCATTTTGACTACGATTCATCAATATTTGAAAATATCTGAATTAAACGAAGCTCATCGTGTATCTTCGATTGCGTGGGATAAATATGCGCGCAATATACGGATAGAATTATCCAAATCTCCCGATGAACGACCCGATGCAGGTGTGTTTTTAAAACACAATCGTGACGAATTCGACCGTTTGATGGAAACAAGTCCTTCTATACCTGAACCCATTATTGCCGAGTTTATGTCTACGTTCACAGGAAAGACTGAATCTGACCCAGAACGAAAAAAATTAATCAAAGAACGGTTTGCAAAATTGAAAAAACCAGATATATGCGATATTATCATTTCTGCGGATGAAACTCGTCATCATTGGTATAAAGAGGCCGAATTAGCCTTGGGACTAAATGAACCAACTGAGCTTGAAACGCGTGCAGAACAAGATCTGTTACAACGCCAGACTGAATTACGATTGAAAGAACAAGAATTACACGATAAAACCCGTGAAATAGAGGATCGTGAATCGCGTGAGGCCGATATTCGCATACAACGTATGCAAGAAGAAGAGGTAAAAGTGCAACAAGCAAACATACAATTTAATCAGTATGTGGTTTTATTCAATAACACCCACGGACGAAAACCGCACGGTGAAGAAATCGAGGAACACTTTAGAGAACAAATCGAAGACGTGTACATTCAAATGTATTTGAAATATTACGGTGCGGATGTGGTTTAAACCCTTGAATAACCAATACCGATAAATGAATAAAAAACAAGCAATAATATTGTTTTTTATTTTCAATGGGTAAGGACAATTATATAATTTCTAAATCCTGCAATTTCCAATATTCACAACCACCATTTGGCAAAGGTCGCTTCACAATAAAGGGAATTTTTTTGTGATTGAACTCCTCTAATGCGATTAAATATCCGTCAATAACGTTGTCTGGAATAGGAACAACTGGCTTTGCGCCCATATTTAACTGTTTTGCACGTTCTCCTAAAATACGTGCTCGTTCATATTTGGTCAATATCGGAACAGTAAGATGTAAAGAGTCTACAATCACACCTTGTTCATTACGAACCACACGAGACAATGCTTCAACTTCTTCATTATTATGGACCTTTAATTCGGGATGATGTTCTGAAATAACATTCGTTTTGAGACTACTGTCTAATTTTTGCAAATAATTTTCATCATCATCATCATCATCATCGCTATAATCATTCATATCATTATCATAATTAGAATTAGAATGAAGGAAATCCGTATTTTCTTCATTTACGCCAACTTCCATTGCACTATTGCGCGGTTCGTCGTCATCACTAATCAATGAATTGACGTCATCATCACTGTCTTCTTGTTCAGTTGTAGGCGGAGGAGGTTTTACACCATCATCGCTGACTAATGAATTTGCATCATCATCATCATCACTGTCGTCTTGACCAACCGGTGGGGGGGGAGGTATAATATCGTCATCCGAAGAATCACCATTATCTTCCGGTTCAGAATCAAGAAGATCGTTCAAGTCTTCGTTTTCAGAATGATGGGGCATAATTATTTGTATATAAACGCTGGATATTTCTAAATCATTTAACAAATGATTTAAAATCAATTTTATAACACCGATGGAGATTTAAATCCGTGCATCAACAAAAGTGGATACATGTTTTTAATTCATTTATCGGTTACGGTGTAAAAAAGAATAGTATTGAGTTGCAATATTTACAAATAGTCAACATCATTTTAATCAGTTTTCCATACTGTATCACAAGTTGCACACAAATACAAATACTTCATATTTTCATCATCATACCGAATATACAAGACTTCGGCCTTCTTCTTTGGTTTTTCAGTATTCGTTTTACAAGCGGCATTGGGACAATCCACATTATAAATTCTGGGTAATGTAGGATCCAATTTGGTATATTCGTTAATAATATGACTGTATTTTTGTTCCCCGCGTTTGATTTGTGTGGTTAAAACACAAGTATTTTCGGCATTTTCCGTTTCATCTACGTGTCCGCAATTGCGACAATAATACGACAATTTATTGCCGTTTTCTTCATTGACGCCGATATAATACATGTTGTCGCATGTTGTGCAGAATTTCATAGTTAATAAATGCGTATAAATTTGTGTATAACATTGTGTTTATGTTCTTTCAATCAATTTTGTTGAAACGAAATCTTTAAATAATAACGAAAACGATCTAAATAAATCTCTATAGATATATGGTTATGACTGCAAATTGTGCAACAAAATTGATTTAGAGAAAGGAAATAAATGTAGGAGTATCTTATACTCTACAATGGATGAGAACGCTAATATATCAAATACGGTAATATCTTCCGATGAAAATCAGAATGTAGTCGTTCCATCTCCAGTAAGGAATTTTACTAAATTAAAGGATTTCTTAATACACCATAAATATGTAAAACGACCGGAAAGTTCTGGTCCAACACATACCCGAATTGGTGATGAAAAATCCAAAATATATGGCGGTTCATATGATATTCCTCCTGAACAGCGAAACACATTCTGGAAATTATATCATAAAGAAATCGTCGCCAAAAACAAGGTCGAATATTTGACCGAGAAGCAAAATACAGATGGAACGTCGCCAATTGCAGTCGATCTAGACCTACATTTTGCACTCGATTTACCTGAACGCGTTTATACACAAGAACATTTGGATGATATGGTCGATGTCTATTTAGCGGAATTGAAAGATATATTTCAATTTGACGCAGATACGCAATTTAACATATATCTATTCGAGAAGGACACCATAAATCGTGTGAAAGAGAAGAACATTACAAAGGACGGTATTCATATGATTATAGGCATCCAAATGGATCATATTGCACAAAAATTGTTACGAGAGCGCGTAAAGGAAAAGGTTTCGGAATGCTGGGGAGATTTTCCTTTGGTCAATACGTGGGATGATGTATTTGACGAAGGTGTCACTATTGGGTATACCAATTGGCAGTTATACGGATCGTGCAAACCTAAACACATTGCTTATAAATTAACGAATGTCTACGAAGTGAGCTATGATCCTGAAGATGGGGAATTTATTAACAATCGAGGTGTTCCAGAGGAGTATTTGACTGTTGAGAAATTTCCACAATTGTCTGTTCAATATCAGGATCACCCTCATTTCTTCTACAAGACATCCTTTATGACGTTAGTTGATAGTTTGAATGCTGCATCCGAAATAAATCAAGTGCGTAGACGAACACCTGTTCCTGGTCTCATGAATGATGGCGCTTTTGAATTCGGTGAAGGTAGTTGTTCAGCCGAAATTCGAAAAATAACAACCCGTGAGGATCTAGAGAATTATTTAAATAAGTGGTTGGATGCAATTACTTCACGTGAATACAAAATGCGTGAAATATATGAATATACATCTATTTTACCGGAAGCATATTACGGAACTGGATCGTATGCAAAGTGGATACGTGTTGGATGGGCGTTAAAGAATACATCGAATAAATTATTGATTGTATGGATTGCATTTAGTGCGAAATCGAGCAACTTTGATTTCCAAAGTATTCCGGATTTATGTGAACAATGGGATGGATTTGATCAAAAGGCGACTGCTGGAGGTGTTACAAACCGTTCGATCATATTCTGGGCAATGCAACATAATTCTGACGGAGCAACTGCAGTGCGCAAAAACACAGTATCTTATTATGTTGATTTGACTATCAATTCCGTTTCAGCGAGTTCTATTGCGAATGCAAAGGGTGCGGGTGATTACGATTTGGCGGTTGTATTGCATCAAATGTATAAAGATGACTATGTCTGTGCTGATGTAAGAAATGGTACTTGGTATTACTACAAGGACCATCTTTGGAGACAACTTGATTCAGGAACATATTTGAGAAAAGCCATTTCGAACCAATTACGTGAATTGTATGAAACACGCGCCGGTGAGCTTATTAATTATATGGGAACTTTGGAAAATGATAGTGACGAAGACAAGCGAAAACACACGAAGGCTCGCATTGAAACTGTGTTGAAAATAGTTCAGCGTTTGGGTCAAACTAGCGACAAGAAGAACATTATGCAGGAGGCTCGTGACTTGTTTTATGACCCCGAATTTTATGAGCGTTTGGATAGTAAGCCATATTTGTTGTGTTGTAAAAATGGTGTAGTCGATTTTAAAGAGAAGTTGTTTCGCAAAGGTCTCCCGGAAGATTATTTGACGAAATGCACTGAGATCAACTATTACCCATTGTCTTATTCCAGACACACTCCCTATATTGGGTTATTGGAGGATTTTATGGCGAAGCTCTTTATAAAAGACGAATTACGTGAATATATGTGGAATCATTTATCGTCGGTTTTGATAGGCATGCCGTCATTGAACCAAACGTTCCATAATTATATTGGGTTTGGGCAAAATGGTAAATCTGTATTGACCGATTTAATGACACAAACAATGGGTAGTTATAAAGTGGCTGCACCAATTTCGCTCATTACACAGGGTCGTGGAAAGATCGGTGGACTCGCACCGGAAGTGGTTGCATTGAAGGGTGCCCGATATGTAGTAATGCAAGAACCTGAGAGCACAGATGTTGTTCACGAAGGTCCAATGAAAGAGTATGTAAGTGGTGTAGAGACCATTGTCGCCCGTGCTCCTTATATGACGGAACCTGTCCGATTTCAGCCTCAATTTGCATTGGTTGTATGTTGCAACCAATTTATGACGGTTCGCACTCAGGACCATGGAACTTGGCGTCGTTTCCGCGTTGTTCCCTTCGAATCACTATTCACTCCCAAACCAGTGGAAGGTGACGCAGAGAAGCCAAACCAATTCTTAATCGATGACGAATTGATTGGTAAATTCGCCCAATGGCGCGAGACATTCCTTGCGATGTTAGTCGAGCGTGCTTATGAGAATCAAGGACGCGTGAGTGATTGTCCAACCGTATTGTCTGCAAGCAATGAATACAGAGAGCGCCAAGACTACCTTGCCGAATTCGTTCGAGATAAGGTGGTGAAATGTGATGGTTCTACTGTTCGCAAATCTCAGCTGTCGGAAGAGTTCAAGATCTGGTATAATATCAACTTTGGAACCAAAAATCCTAGACCTCAGAATTTGTATGATTATATGGATAAGCGATATGGACGATGTCGTAATGGAATTTGGCGGGATGTGAAAATCAAGTTCCACGAAGAGGACGATGATTTTCAAGAAGTAGACATAGACAATAGTAGTATAGATGAGTGTGATCTGAATGAAATTGAACTAAATGAACTGTGAACTAAATGAATAAAAGTATGTTTTACAAAAATAAAAATAAAAATAAAATAAGTTTATTTTTTCTCAAGTTTTTGTAAATTCATTTCACACCAGAGAGAATATATAGTGTTACGAACCTATATAATTGAAATTATACAACATTCAATTATATAATTAGAAGATTATTGGAAGTGAACCTGTTTTTCCACAACAGTTTCCTCCTTCACTATATTTATATCTTCTCGCATCAAACTATGCTTTTCCCACAAGACAATATCTTTTGCATATAATTCCTGTATTTTCTGTAGATTTTCAGGACTAATATCGCATTTCGCCAATTTATGAGAAAAGGTCGTTTTAGATCGATGTGATTGTTGCAATTTACCCCCCGGTAATTTTGGTAATTTAGTGAGAGGGAGATTGTATTCTTTGAGAAGGGCGTCAAAATCTTCTTGTATGTGTTCAAATAATAATATGTGTTTGCAATAATCCGAATAATAATGTTGATGTAAAAAATGATTGTCCATATAATGAGGATTTTGTTTGATCATTTCAAGGCTATATTGTATCCAGTGATTGAGAGATTTTGCATTATAATTAGCATTTGGATTCATATTCTTTTTACAACTATTTAAAATAACTTCATGACGAAATTCCGACAACAATTTATCAAAAGGATTGCGAATCACACAAAATGCATTAGTCCCAATAGGTTGAGGGGTATGCCACGCGTGAGCATTATTTTTCGCCTTTAATTTTGTATCATATTTTCCCCATTTTCGCATCAATGTAATTCCCATTTCTTCAGTGGATGTCCCTGCATTTTTAGGAATATGTAAAAATCTCAAAGTAGTTGGATTCATTAATAACACACTTTTATCTTTAAAGAAAGTGTTCCACGCGCAAATTTGATGGTCTTCTTTTTTATAACTCAATTTGTACACTGGAACTTTTCCGTTATTAAATGATGCAACCGCACATGAAGGTATTCCTTTAACAGTTGCTTGAAAAATATGAGGCATTTCTGCGGACAATTGATTTGTATCATTCCACATTTTACGAATATGTTTATCATTTTTATACATTTCATTGAATAGAAAATGAAACCAATAATATTTGTACCCATTTGCACCATTATTCTTTTTTGTCCAGAAATTCATTGTTTTTTTATACCATCGTTGCACAATGTAATTTTGGGGAGTTCCATATAAAAACCAACTCGAAACCAATCGTGTTGGTTCGGGTCTACTGAATGCCCAAAACCCATTTTTGGCGTATTTGGGCAACCAATCGTCCAAAGATACACGACAAAAACAGGTTGCGTCTGTCCATACACCACCCCATTTTTGTAATAATGCTATGCGAATAACATCCGACATTGCTGTAACGGCTATATTTGAATTCGCACGAATATCGTCTATATCAATATAATCACCCAAGTTCGTATCATTTAATTCAACTATATTCCAATTCGGATTCATTGTTTTCCACGAATTCAAACATATTTTCACAATTTCGTGTGCATTTTCAAAACCTTGTGCCCAATAAATATAAATTGTTTTAATTAGCATATTATACTTTTTGCAATGATTGAAAAAGGCATATAATAACGCGATTATGCACAACAATAATATGATATATATCAAATCATATTATTCTTTATTTTGCGTATTTATAGGACGTTTACACAACAGGGTAGCTGGCTTGCATTAACATACCACATTGACCTGCACCAGAGTTAAAGGATGAACCGCGACCCATACGAATATAACCATTATCACCCCAGGTAGGTCCCCACGAATTCTTCACCATATAAAAATCAACACCATCTAAAGATCCATACCCAACCGCCAATACACCGTGGTCCAATTGAGTTCCACAAGAACCAGTAAATACACCAGATTTATACAACTGGAAATCCTTTTGGTCGGCTTGAATTGCAATCGAAACAGGCTGTTGCGCTAAAGCAGACATCATATCAGCATCCGATTTAGCTGGGACATCCACAAAGTTTGTAATATCACTATCTGCAACAATACTGCACGATGTATCACAAGTTCCGGCCGTTTTAGTCGTTCCAGACGTATACGGGTATGCTGTCTCTGTACAAAGACCACCATTCTTCTCAATCCACTTAAAAGCATTGTCCATTAAACCACCATTACAACCCATATCCTTACCACCATTCTTGCGATTATCACAATCAACCAATTGTTGTTCAGAAAAGGACTCTAATGTTCCGTGTGCGACATAATAGGCACCTTCTAAAGCACCTGTCGTTGAGAAACTCCAGCACGAACCGCATTGACCTTGATCCTTCACGGGAGTAACTGCACCACCCTTTACCCAATCAACTGATGATGGAGCGTCTCTTAGAACGTGTGCAGAACCAAAACAGTCCTTCACACAACGAATAGTATCAAATTTACTGTCTGCGTCATAATCCTTGACGCAACCAGATAAACATTTTACCTCTTCAATCTTGGTTTTAATTTTATCGACATTAATCTTTTTGAGATCAGGCTCACCACTTAACCCCAAAAAACGACTAAACTCTTCACTATTCAAACCAGACAAATGATTATGTCCGAGTGTGTATGTGGAATTTTTGGAATTATGTTCAGTAATATACTTATCATTGGAAAGCCAATTGGAATAAACGTGCTCTTTATGAGTAGCATCAGTAGTTTCGATGCGGAAATCATTCACCCATTGGATGAAACGGTCTCCAAACTCAAGAGAATGGGAAACCTGAAACAAAGCGGCGGCGGAAAGTAAAACTAGACGAGTAAACATTTTTATATATCTTATACACGCATTTTTATTATATGGTTTTCATTTATTATTTTTGAAAGAGTACGCTATGTTCGTGTTTCACAAACAAAATGATCGGACACTATATAATAATGATTCGACAAACCGTTCTTTCTTTAGGTAGTTCGTGTGATGTTGAGAACCAATTAAAACGAATCGGTATAAACAACATTCATCATTTTTTTGATTATATATGGAATGAATATGATGGATTAAAAACGGTCAATAAGATTATTGAGAGTGATTTTGATCATTTCAATCGCATCGAAAATTATACAAAAACAACTGCCCATCCGATATTAAACGATATTGTCTTGAATATAAATCAATATTATCCCAATTTTGTGTTTATGCATCACGATACATCAAAACCTCAAATCATAGAAAGCATAAATCGAAAGGTTGAACGAACACGACGCATTTTAAGTAGTCCAACTAAAAAAACCTTTATTTATTACAGACATTACCATTGGAGTTTTAATTTATGTTCGGATTTAGATATTTTGATAAACGAAAGTTTCGAATTTTGTGAAATGTACAAAAATAAGTATGGTAAAAATTTTTGTCTATTGTCCTTAATTGTTTATGATATTGAAATCGACATAGATAAAATAAACAGCGAACTTAGTCGTTTAAGAATGAATGAAAGTGAAAATCTTAAATTTGATTTTGTATATAGACGAAAGGGGGAGGATGAAAAAATAAACCGGATTTCTATAAAAAGTTGGGATAATGTATTTGAAAAATACAAAATAAATGCCCAAGAGTTTAAATCCAAATAAGATAAAGATTTACGCTGGTACTAACATAGCAACATGTTCGGGTCATTGCAAGATATAGTGTCTATAAATTTGGTGTCTTCGTTGAAAACCGGGAATTTTATAGTAGACACAATTATTACAACACTGAGTATTTCATTGTTTGGCTACATTTATTCGAAATTTGAAACTATCGATCTATATACGTGCATCTCTTATTTAAATATATATTCATTATGGACAAAAACATATACTCTCACACTGAGCGGCGAAACATATTCAAAACCATCTTATTTTGTTGAAAATAGCATATCAAACACATTCAGTAATACAGTCAAGGCCATTTTACATCATATTACCGACAATATAGACACAAATCATAGTGTTCGTGAAATAAAGGAAATTTTATTGGATGTCAAAACATACAATACGCCCGAAAAAACGAGCTATTTTATTTCACAAAGGGATCGTTTTATAGTGGATGATAAACTATCCATATACGGGTATACTACATCGGATACACATAGCAAGGAAGACGATAAAAAGGAGACCAAGGTTCACACAATCACATTGTGTTTAACATCAACCGTGACCAATATCTACGGAATAAAGAAATTCCTTGATGATATTACAAAATCTTATTTGGAACAAGTCGAAGAAACACGTATTCGGAAACGATTTATTTATCACATATACACGACGAAAAATGACGATGGTGGGTCATTCGATAAATGGACAGAACACGAATTTCAAACCACACGTTCCTTTCAAAATATGTTTTTCGACCGAAAAGAAGAAATTGTATCGAAATTGGACTTCTTTTTACAAAATTCCGAATGGTATTACGAGAAGGGAATACCACATACGCTCGGTGTCGGACTACACGGACCACCCGGAACCGGGAAAACATCCTTAATTAAATGCATTGCGAAATACACAGACAGACATATTGTATGTTTATCATTGAAAACGATTAAAACGCGGAAACAATTATATGAAGCGTTTTACGAAACACAATATAATCATCAGAACAAAAGTGGTTCCATTATATTTGATAAAAAGATCATAGTGATTGAAGATATTGATTGTCTGGGTGAAATTGTATATAAACGCGATATGGCCAGAACTAAAGTAAAATCATCTACGAATGAGAATCAAATACAGGATGTGTTGGAGACCATTGCGAATAAAAATACAAATGGGAATAACGACAAAAAGTCCCTTGTTTCCATTTTAAAACCAGATGACCCAATCACTCTGGATGATATACTTAATTTATGGGACGGGTTACTCGAGACCCCTGGTCGTATTTTGATTATATCAAGCAACCACTATGATAAACTCGATCCTGCACTCACTCGTCCAGGTCGCATCGATATTACATTAGAACTTTCTTATGTGTCTCGCAAGACATTTTCCGAAATATTTACGCATTTATTTGGGGAAAAAATAAATGCATCACAGCTCAAACGTGTTCCAGACAAACAATATACTCCTGCTGAAATTATGAATATGTATATATCATCCAATTACAACAAGGATGATTTTCTTTCTCGAGTTTGCAGTCGACCGAAAATAATTTAATGGTGCCCTGGAGGCATCACATCTAAAATAGAAAATGGTGGTGTCGCATCGGTCGTTTTTACATAAGCCTTCCCTACGATCAATGCATAAATGAATTGAAATAAATCATATACCCATTTTTCAAGTGTTAAAATAACAGCGGGATATAATAAGAAAGCACACACAATTAGTATTTTAGTGCGGGTGGAATATCCCTGGGCCTTACCATAAAAGGTGAAGTAGGTTACTGCTAAAAAGGCTAAATAATAGATCCACCATAAAATGAAATTGAGTGATGTCCACCATTGAACGTCTTCATTTAAATACACAACACGTTGGTTGTCGGTGGAATATTGGTCCCGCAATTTTGCACTTTCTGTGAGTACCATGTCGTTTTGCCATTTGACCGAATTATATAAATCACGATAGTCAGTATAAACCATTTATATAATTCACAGGTATAATTTTGAATGCAATTTCTATAGTCATTACTTATATGGAACATAGGTATTTACATAATTTCCAGGAAGGAAACCAAAATTATTTGTTTCGTTGCCTGCACTACACATATTCGTAGTGTTATGGGGTAATAAATTGCTTTCTTGATCCGGCATATATGCAATACGATTTACCGATACAAACGACTCTACTGTTGGAGTAGGTGTTGCTGCTTTTGTTGCGGCTTTTGTGGCTGCTTTTGTTGCTGCTTTGGTGGCTGTCGGTGTTGCTGCTTTGGTGGCTGTCGGTGTTGCTGCTTTTGTGGCTGTCGGTGTTGCTGCTTTTGTGGCTGTCGGTGTTGCTCCTTTTGTGGCTGTCGGTGTTGCTCCTTTTGTGGCTGCTTCTGTGGCTATAGATGCATCTTTTTCAAGACCGCTGATTTCCGATTGTGTTTTTTTCACGGATGGAATTGCCTTCTCCAATCCAGTAGTTTCATTCTCCAATTGCGATACATTGGATGCTTTTGTAGTTGGTGCTTTTGTAGTTGGGGCTTTTGTAGTTGGGGCAGCAGATGTAGTTGGTGCTTTTGTGGTTGGGGGAGCAGATGTAGTTGGTGCAGGTGTTGTTGCGTTCGAAATGCACTTACCTATTCCTGGGGTGGAATCCCACGTAGTGCCTTCTGAACAACACTCTTTTTCGAAGCATCCAACTATACCAGAAAATACATTATCGTAATCGGCTGTTTTGGGACTAACACCACCATCCACCGTTGTATTCGGAGGCGGCAATACTAATTCATTATAATTAATCTGACTTCGCGACTGAATATCTAAATAAATATTCATTATAATGATGCCGCAAATAATAATATTAGTAATATAAGCCAAAATAATCATCACACGTAAACCTTTGGATGTTTCTTCGTTGATATATGCATTTGAAAACATCCGCAAACCAACGTGGATACACAAACAAATAATGGCTACAATAATTATTTTTGTATATTCTGCAGCACGTAATCGTTGTGAATTCGTAAGAAGTGTTTTTCGTTCTTCTTCCATAGTCGCATTATCGATAGAAGCCTTCTTTTCGTCTAAACGTTTCTGTTCATCGTCAATGATTTTAATCATTGCATTTTGTTGGTCTAAAACTGCATTTGCAGAAGTGTTTGCGTCCTTATAATCATCGGCGGTTTGTATAATTTTGTTTTGTAAATCGTGCACATAGCTTGCAACAAGTGGGGCATTGTTCACATCGGGATACGAATTTGATAAATCGGTTAAATAATTCTTTTGGACATGAAATATTCCGGACAAATCAAAATAACCTTTGTTCGACATTATATAAATAACCTATTTGTATAATGATTAGAAAAAGCGGGGCGTAAATTCTATTTATTCTTTCGCAATCATAATGGCGAATACTAACAATGTTGCGGCGGTAATAGAACCTAACACATACATGAGATTGTCCTTAACGTAAAGTTCATTGTTGTCGTCAATGACCTGTTGCTGAATTGTGTTTGGTGGAATATCGTTAAAATAAGATAATTCGCGTCCATTGTAATCATAATCTGCGTTATTTTCTAAAATCTGTCTAGATTTCCTATATGCGGGAAGTTTTTCGTTTGTTAGAACCTCGTAATTTTGATTAATGTGTTGCATTTTGTCTGCATACAACTGCTCATTATGTAAGTTACGATTAATTGCATTGTGTGTATCTTCAATGGCGTCCGTATATTCACTCTCAAACCCTTCTTTTTTAGATGACCATGTTCCATTGTCGTAATAAGTATCATCTTTATATAAAATGGATGCTGCGTCATTTGTAAGACGTTTGTATTTTTTGTCTCCACAAATCCCAATATCCTTAATTTTTTCAATGTCTTCGGAAATCCAGTTATATTTCGCGTAGGGAAAGGACCCAGAATAGTTGTTTGTCGCATCAACCGTTTTGAGTTTGATTAAATCACTCTGTGACGTTCCAGGAACTTTTCCGCATGTAGGTTCAGTGAATTGATAATTTCGAACAAATAAAGCAGCAGAACCTTCGTCAATTGAACCCGTTTTTGGAAGTATTTGATTATATGCAGGTGTTGTATCTAATGTATCCACGACACATTGATCATTGCCTTTGGAAGAATATACATAATAATGATTACAATTATTTAATGTATTGCATTTTTCCTTGCATTGTTCTCCACTTTCTTGAGTAGACCCGGTTATGGTTCCCGATTTTCCCACTTCTGGATAATATCCACCATATTCGTGATAAGAATTCCCATATTGTAAAATAGAAGGAGAGGCCTCTGGATCGATCAATCGCATATTATACAAACCATCGTTCGTTTTTGTATCAATTTGAAATGTACCGCCCATACGTATATCACTATCAATACGATAAATAGAAAATACTTCTGGTAATGAAGTTGGCGTATCGCGAACCGGAGTATAATACATCTTATTTGGAAGCTTACCGTAATTAATGATTCCATCACTATTTGTATCGTAACTGTTTTCATATACTGAATATTTGATCGAGTTAAGTAATTTATACAACAATTTCAAATCAGATGTCGACATTGTTGTCTCGCGCATAGAATTGAGTAGTGAATAACATTGAAATTTCCCCTGTGCATATGTATCAGCACTGGTGCTTACAAATCCACAATACAAAATGGGTGGAATATATTTACCATTATCTATTGTGAACAAGCAAGATTTGGCGGGTATTTCAACAGATACATCATTCTTTAAATGCTCTACTTTAAATGAAAACGATACTGGGTTTTGTAAAATCGCAGGTGTAATAACCCCGTAATACTGAATTCGTATAGGAACATATTTATCATTATTTATGTTTAAATTCGCAGTTGGATTACCGTCGTTTAAATCACTATTGTAAGGCGTGTATTCACATACCGATTTATTGCCTATCCAAACAAAAAACATTCCTCCTGATATGTTCAAAGTGAAACGATAATCTCCAACGTGTGTGGGTCTGAAAAAACCTTTCCATTCACATCCCAACAAGGTATTTTTCGAAGACAATATATTACTATAAAATGCAGTCATGTTCGTACTATCATCGATTTGTAACGAATCTTGTAATGAAGTTAAATTGGAGGAACTTCCTGTTTTCAACTGGACAACATTGCTATAATTAGTAGGCAACTCATTGAACTCGTTTGATATGGTGGCCATATTGGTATAAAATGTATTTCGATCGTTCGAATACAAGTTGGTTGGAAATGCAATTACATTAAACGTGACACCTGGTTGAATTGGAAGAGATTTTATGCGCTGATCTTCATTTTGAATAAGACGGCTATTTGTTTTTCCTAAATTCATTAGCCAGGCATTTATGGTATTCGTTGTTGCAAAAGGGCTCCAAGATGTAATATTCGAAAAAAACGATGAAGGTATTCGACCAATACTATCGGAAGTAATCCCTTTTGGAGAAACTTCGAAATGATAGTAGTCGTAATCCTCGCCATTTTTCCCGTCACCTTTTTTTTTCTTATTGATATAGGCTTTGTAATTCTTTACAAAATTGGATAAACGGTCATATGTATATAATGAATCATCTTTCTCTTTTTCCATTAAATATAATCCTTATTTATATTTAATCGATAAAATAAGTGTGCATTCTATTTGCACAAACATTATACCAACGAATATTTACATAATTGAAGATGTAAATGATCTAATCCATTCCAATAAGGATGTAATACAATATTGAAAATACGCCAATGATCAATAACGTGTTGATTAACTGTCTACTTTGCAATCTACGCTGTGGTTCCCCACCATTTGTCTCCAATTGTTTCTGTAAAAAGGCTAATTGTGTGTCTAATTTACTTCTTAACTCAATCAAATTTTGATATTCCACTGGTATTTGTTTCGCATCTGTTTCATATTCTGCCGGTGTTTTCGCACCCTCAGTAGTCTGTTTCTGATACACGTCACTTAATTCATCCATTGTAGATGAAAGTGATCGATATGCAATGTTAAGGCTCGTAAAACTGTCTGTAGTGTCTAAATCGCATTTCGGATCGGTTACTTCATTATTCGTATTGGGGTCATTGCATCTCATATATCGTGCATATTTCGTCTGATATGAATTGAGTTCATTTGATAATTTATTTTGCAGCGCAAATACATTGTTTGGTTCAGTAAGACTCAATGGTTGTGCGAAACCCTCTTGTATTGTAAATTGTTCTAAAGGCATATGAATTGCTGTATATTCTTATTGTCTATTATAATAAATAAATATGAAAGCGATTATAATTCCTATAAACAAATTCATAAATTTCGCCACCCCAAACATATATTTTGCCTGGTAGTCATTATACTTCGCACTTGCTGCACCGTGATAATCGCGACGTGTATACATTTTGTCAATTAAATCCTTATTTTTGCATAATTCGAGTTCATAACATTGTCGTATCGTTTTAACATCTGCATTTTCGGGAGAACAATCGAGTTTTTTATATTCGAGCATTTCACAGCCAGCCATATCTGGTAAGTCCGCACGATTTGTAGAATAAAAAAAATCAGATGGGTAATATTCTAATTGAAATAATCGTTCTTGAGGTATAGAAGACATCTGGATATATATTGTAGTTAGAAAGTAGGTGGCGACATGAAAGGAATTTTCGCATAATTATACACAAACACGGTAATATTCACTAGTCATTGCGGTAGAACTATTTCTCTGAATACGTCCGACTTCACCGGGTCGAATCCCGATTACCAATGCCTGTGGATCAAAGCGAGAAATTTCAGGCAATTGGGTCAAACTCTTTATTTTATAATTGTTCATAAATTCACTCATTTTTTCGGGTTTCAATACTTCCATATAAGGAACCAATGTATGGTTCAATATATTCGTTTGAAGTCTGTGAATGTTGTGAAGAATAACGAAAATACCGTCATGATCATATAAATAGCGCAGTTTTGCTAAAATAGTATCGTTTGGTTCGTCTTCAATAATCACAATCAATGTATCCTTCTTCGTCAAAACCTCTTCAATCACATACAGGTCTTCAATAATATTATCCAATACTTCTTTTTTGATTTGTTTTGTGGTTTGTTTGGCTGTGAAATAATATTTCACATATACTTTGCTTCCATCATCGTTAGTCAGCAACATATCGAGCTGAGAATTCGCCAACATCGCATCAATCTCGTTAATGCTATACGAAAGGTAATCATCTACCTTATACCCGCGAAGTTGCAATTGTTCCAACAATACACTACGGGATTTGTAAATACTGATAATACGAGAACTATTTGAAGACATTTTGCTAAATATATATATGTTGCTATGAAACTTTATACTCCTTTCATAAACAATCAATTTTGTTTATCTGAAAAAAAGAATAACGATAAATTGATATAATAAGTTCGTTGTATTTTCTATATTCAAAATGTTTTTGTTTTATTCTATATTATCTGTCTTCTCTTTACTGTTTAGTGTAAACCAACTAGTTCATAACGCACACGTGAAACAAATTTCGTGTGATACTATTACAACACCTTTATTAGATACATATGAAGATACTTTACCTAATCACAATTTGGAATTTCAAGAGTTTATTCATTATGTGAATAATCAAAATATTACGTGTGCAACTATTTACACAAATGCTCAGGAAATCATTGTGCTCGATGCAAAATACAATGCAGATTATAATATACATAATTTGCATAAGATTTCGACAATTCAACCAATCACAACTGCGGTTATGGAAGTCTTACAAAAAAATAATGTCCCGTTTTCAATATCTTCATATCGCCCCTGGACGATTTATGATTATCGATATGTTTTTAGGTGCATATTTCGTTTTTATTATACATTGTTTCTAATTGTAGTTGCGATTCGACTCATTCGTCATGTTGTTCTTATCAATCGAATAACTCGTTTCCAACAAATGGTAAGAAATTATGTAAAACATCATCGCGAACACAGTAATAGTAAGCATACAACCAAGTACAATGAAACTAATTCGAACATAACGTTTAGAGACGTAGCCGGATGTGATGAAGCCAAATTCGAATTGACGGAGGTGGTTGATTTTTTACAACATCCGATGCGTTATAAAGAAGCTGGTGCAAAAGTTCCTTCGGGCATTTTGCTGGAGGGTCCTCCCGGAACGGGGAAAACCCTTTTAGCAAAAGCGACTGCGGGTGAGGCGGGTGTATCTTTCATAGCAGCAAGTGGTTCCCAATTTGTTGAAATGTATGTGGGTGTCGGTGCATCTCGTGTGCGCGAAATATTTGAGGAAGCTGAAAGTAAAAAACCGTGCATTATTTTTATTGACGAAATCGATGCAATTGGACAACAGCGGGCAGAATATGGTGGAAATAGTGAGCGCGACCAAACCCTAAACCAATTATTAACAAATATGGACGGTTTTGATGAAAGTGATGGGATTATAGTAATGGCGGCAACAAATCGGGCGGATATTTTAGACAATGCATTGACCCGACCTGGGCGGTTTGACCGTAAAGTGACCGTGGGATTACCGGATAAAGACGGTCGAAAACAAATCTTGGATGTTCATTTGAGAAATAAGAGTGTTTGCGAAGATGTAGATTTTGATATGCTATACGAATTAACAACGGGGTTTTCTGGAGCAGAGTTGGCGAATTTAGCGAATGAAGCGGCCATATTATCAGTGCGTTATAACAGTTCAAATATTACAGATAAATGTTTGATTGATGCGTTTGAAAAAATCACAATTGGATTACCTAAAGCGAAAGAAAATCGCGATAAAGAGAGTATTCAATTGGTGGCTTATCACGAAGGAGGACATACATTGGTCGCATTGTTTTTCCAAGATATATTCGATGTTCGTCGTGTGACCATTAATGCAAACAATGGTGGAGCTGGTGGATATACCTTATTTACACCCAAGGAACAATATATCAACTTGCCGTCGAAGCGATACATGTTGGCGAATATAATCGTCGCATTGGGTGGACGTGCAGCCGAAATCATATTATATCGTAAAAAAACAGCAAAACGTGATCACGAATATCAAGATGGTGTGATATTTGAAGGGGAAATCGATTTAGATGTGACCGCAGGAGCATCAAACGATTTGAAACAGGCCAATTCTTTGGCGCGTAAATATGTGAGTTTGTTTGGTCTGGGTAAAGAAGTTGGATTGTATGATGTTGATGCGGTTTATGGTTCTTCCAAGACAAGTGAGCATACGAAAAGTGAAATCGACAAAGAAGTGAAGAAATTAGTCAATTATGCATTGAAATGTGCATTAGAAATATTAGTACTCAATAAGGACGGTTTGAAAAAAATACATAAACTGTTGGTAAAGAATATCACGATTAATAATACACATTTGAGTGAAAATGTTCAGGTTAAATATGGTCCGATTACGCGGGAATTATGTGATGCATAATCATTATTTTAGATGTTTTCCAAACACATCTAAAATATACTTATTTTATCAGTTTTCAATTATAGACCCTTTTTCACAATAAGAGGTTTCGATAAATCGAGTTCCTCGTTCGGTTCTGCTTTAGGACCCGACTCAATATTTGCCTTTACCACAATATCAGACATTGTTTCAGGAACAAATTGTTTCTCTGCTGTATCATTTGTATGTTCTATACCGCTTGAATTGTCGCTTCCGTTTCCATTGAAAAACTTGGGGGCGATAATGACTGTTGGTTGTTGATTTGGCGCCGATTCAGGAAGCATCGGGTTTTGCATTGAGTTTTGCATCGGCATATTTGTGGTTTGAACCATATGTTTTGCGTGATAAGCACGCGCGTGTTCTTCGGGAAAAATATCAAATGGAGATACGACTTGGATTTGGTCTTCTTCTGATAATCCAGTCTTATCAAGAGCGTGCAGTGTGATGAATTTTGGTCCTATATGTGATACTTCCCACGCTCTCGTAGGATGACCATCTTTGCTATGGCGAAGACATACCTTTTCGCCCAATTTATATCTTTCTTCTTCGTCTTCTTCCTCTCCTTTACCCCCCCCGAGTTGTTTTGGTGAAACATAAGGCGAGTTGGGATTATAAGCCGGACTATCACCCGCTTCTGCAGGAGAAACATAAGGCGAGTTGGGATTATATGCCGGACTTCCAGGTGCATAGGGAGGACTTTCGTTGGGTCCGTAAGCTGGACTTCCAGGTGCATAGGGAGGACTTTCGTTGGGTCCGTAAGCTGGACTTCCGGGTGCATAGGGAGGACTTTCGTTGGGTCCGTAAGCTGGACTGCCTGGTGCATAGGGAGGACTTTCGTTGGGTCCGTAAGCTGGACTGCCTGGTGCATAGGGAGGTGAAAAATCATCCACCGCTTCTTTTAATAAACTTTGGTCTGGTGTATGATCAGATGATGGTGTAAAAAGACGGTCGCTATGGTTTTCATCAATGCGTTTTTGGATTGCTTTTATTAAACTAGTCGGGGTCATTTTATTATCCCCAGTCAATGTCTGGATATTTTGTGAATAAGACATATTTTCAATTTGCTGAATATTATCTTCTGTAATAATTCGCACTTGTGCATTAATGGTCTGTAATTCTTGGATCATCAGCTTGAACGAATAGGGAACACATACAATACTGAAACTACGTCCATATTTGGTGATATGTTCCAATCGAACATCTTCTCCTTCCAATGAGCCGACATATTTCAATGGCCCATCCGCCATGGGACTCACAAATAAACCTTTGGATGGATTATAAATCGAAATCATTCCAGTGTGATTACATACAGCCATATAAGATTTATCACCACGTTCCATCATTGATTCGCGCAAAAAGTCATTCATTCCGTGTGAAATCACAGTATCACGTTCCATTTCACCTATACGTAGGCCACCATCATTTGCGCGACCACTCACTGGTTGCTTCGTTAAAGCAGTTCTTGGACCTAATGCACGAGAATTCACCTTGTCTTTTACCATGTGTTTTAAACGCATGTAATAAGTGGGGCCCATAAAGATCTGGGTTTCCAATTGTTCTCCAGTCATTCCATTATACAATAATTCATTACCATTTGAGTGAAACCCCTGTTTTGTGAGCATTTCACCAAATAGTCCAATCTTGGACCCCTTGTTATTAAATGCGGTACAATCTCCAAAACCACCGTACATCGCACACGCCTTTCCTGTAATAGACTCGACCAATTGACCAATAGTCATACGTGATGGAATCGCGTGAGGGTTGATAATTATATCAGGACGAACACCTTCTGACGTAAAAGGCATATCGCGTTCTGGGACAACCATACCCACAGTTCCTTTTTGTCCTGCACGAGAAGCCAGCTTATCACCCAATGTGGGGATACGCTGCTCCAACAAACGCACCTTTGCTATACGATTTCCCTCTTCATCATCTGTAATAAATACTTTATCTACAATTCCCAATTGCCCCTTTTTAGGTGTCTTGGACCCATCTGTATAAGTTGGAACAGAATCCATTGGACTTCCAGGTGGAGGACTATTAATAGCCGCCAATCCAATCAACACTGTCTTCTCGTTTACGTGTGTTCCCTCTTTAATTACACCAAAGTCGTCTAATTGACTATAATCATACCCAGGTTTGGTTCCCACCACCAATGGTTCTTTTGAAATGTCCATGAAACGTTTATCAACCAGAGAAGATCCGTTTTTCGTGGTTTCTTCGTGCAATTCATAAGAAGTGAAATATGTGGTGCGGAATAAACCGCGCTTTAATGCACCTTCATTGACCAACATCGCATCTTCTACATTGTATCCTGTATAACAAGCAATCGCGACAATCACATTCTCACCATAGGAATTCTCTTCGTGTGTGATATAGTCCAAGAACCGCGATTTGACCAACGGGATTTGTCCATAATTGAGCAAAACCGCTGTTTTGTCCATACGCATTTGATAATTTGTATGATAATTGGAACAAGCCTGTTTACTCTGACCGCACGAAAATGAATTACGTGTTGCTGGATTGTTTTCAGGGAAAATAACCATATTAGTCATCATTCCAAAAATAAGCGAGTTGTGGATTTCACAATGGGTATGTGATTTGGGCGATTTGGTAATAGACTGATTACTCTTCTCCTCTGTTTCAATGCGACCCGTCTCGAAACTCTCGGCGTCCAATGCGATTAGGGCGTGCTCACTCTCACTATTATCAATAAAGTCCAAGACAGCTTTCTCTTTCAAAAAACGCTCTAATTTGGCGGGATTGGTTTCACTTTCAATTCCTTCGTACAATTCGTAAAGCTCGTAAATGCGCATTTCAGTAGGCGTAAAACTCGCAGTCTCGCGTTTTTTGTTGAATCCCGTAGTTAAATCTTCCCACGAGAAATCGCCATCTTGCAATTTTTTTAATATAGTCTTGGACTGATACGATGTTTTTCCGGTTTGTTCGTCACGATAAAAGATGGGACGACACAAACGGCCAGCATCAGTATAGACGAATACGGTGTTTAGTTTAATATCAAACGTGGCGCTCGCATAAATAGGAAGGAGAGCATTACGGCGATACAATTTGAATTTTTCGACACATCCAATTGGTTCATCCACTGCACCCACCAAATAACCATTTACAAAAACCTTGGACACTTGGGAAAGAGCACGTGGTGTATATTCCTCTACCAATTTCATCCCCCATTTTTCACGAAGCCAAGCAATCATAGGTTCTCTTGAAACACCACGTGTAATATATGTTGAAATAGACAAATGTTTATGAAGACCAATACTTCCACCGTCTGGTGTATCAATGGGATCCATATATCCCCATTGTGAGTTATGTAATAGACGAGGCCCAACAATTTTCAAACTACTGTCCAAGGGAAGATTGGTTTTTCGCAAATGATTAAGGGCGGAATTGAAGGACAAACGATTCAAATCCTGGACAATACCAACACGTTTCGTATGAGTTTGCGATCCCCAATTTCCCTTGAAAGCCTTTTTAAATCCGGTTTCCAATGCTCGCTCCTTAAATACGTCCTTGTAATTTTGTGTAATCAGACCAAACAAATTGTCTTCATACATTGCTTGATTGTAATAGAGGCGTTTTTCGAATTCCAAATGGATTTGTCTCTGTTGAATGCTCCAATATTCGCGAAACAAGTCATATAATAGGGATCCGACCAATTCTACACGTTTGAATTTGAAATTATCACGGTCTGTTGGTTTCTCCCCTCCTGTGTATACGGAAATTAGACGGAATACCATATCTCCCAAAGCATATGCTTTGGGAATATAATTTGTTTCACCCACGTGGGGTAAAAAATAATCCGATAAAATCTCTAAAGCGTGTGTAATACCTTTGCCCTTGGTTAAAAGAGCAATGTATTTTAGTGCATTTTGTTGGGTCATTATGTTGGCTGCGTCGTGAACACAAGGAATAAACAGGTCAATCATAGGTTCATATTTATCCAAGTCCAAGATACAATGGGATATAATGTCTTTGTCTGAAAGGATGCCCAAAGCACGAAAAACAATGAATAGGGGGACGGGGGCACGAACGTTGGGAATATTCACCACGATTTGCTTGTTTGTGTATTTGGAAGTAGGAGTTGCTATTTTTACAGACAATGTTCGCACAGGCTTGGAAACGTTTTCCGAAACAGATCGGATTTCAGCGGAATATAAATATTTGTCGTCGTTCACATTCCGAATATACAACATATTATCGGCGAATTTTTCTTGAGCAACAACGGTTTTTTCCTTGCCATCGACAATAAAATAACCACCAATATCATTGCGGCATTCACCCATAGTATGACGAATCTCTTTTGGCAAACCACTCAAAACACAAAAGGAAGATTGTAACATTACAGGGAATTTACCTAAATAAATTTTTTCTAGTATATGCTTGCGAGTTTGTGTGTTTCCTGATACAGATGTTTTGGACATTTCACGAAGACGAGCTGCTGCTTCCGTAGTCATTTTCAAACGAACTGCATCTTTGGCGTCTGTCTTCTTTTTTGCTGCCGTGGACTTGGGAGGACCACCTCCAGACATTTCTTCTTGAAGTTCTCCACCAGTTTGTTCTATTTCAGATAAAATGGTGCCCAATGTTGCAGTTGAAACATTGTTTTGTAAGTCATAATTCATTGGTTCAACGCTACCACCGCGCATCTCGTTTTCCATTTCACCACCAATTACTGTAGGTTCTTCACCTGGTTTTAAAATATCAACAAATTCAACTTCAATATCGTAATGAATAGTCATACTGTAATTCATATTACGTAAGCGTGCTTCGTTTGGGAACATATAATGGACATTTTGGTCGTCATGAATGACTGGTTTTCCAAAATAAATCTTGGACCCGTCTTTACCACCCATATACAAATTACAATACGACATATATTCATTCGTGACTGGATCCATACGAGAAAATAGTTGAATCGGGTTTTTTTCTTTAAAAATCTGATAAATACCATTTTTGTAAAAATCATCATAGGAATCAATATGATGTCTCACTAAAGCTTGCGGATTATCTTGAAAATAAGTATCGATGATTTTCCAAATAGTAGCATTATCCATATCGAGTGTCTTATAAATTTAGTGTATATAAATTTATAAGATGTTTTCACGTTAAAGTATTTTTCAGGGATAATAGTCCCGATATACGAAGCACGACACCCCCCTCCGCCAACTAAGCCGACCTTGCCCCGACCGCAAGCGGAATTGCATTATACCACAACATTTTCATCAAAAAGAGAATGAACATCTTGGTCGTGAGTAATAATAATAATACATTGTTTGTGTTTTTTGAAATATTTGATAATTTCTAACAATTCATCTTTTAACTCGGGATCCAAAGCATTTGTGGGTTCATCCAAAATCAAAATCTTTGACGGGTTAATCAACCCACCGATAATATTACTGATTTGACGTTGTCCTCCCGATAATTTTTCGCCAGAAAATCCAGCATTTTCCCCTTCAATATTCACATTTTCATACAATCCTTTTATTTTGGGATATTGCAAGATTTCATCATAATGCATTTTGCACTTGTCTTGGTCTTTGCAACCATATAAAATATTATCAAGAACCGGTCGATCAAATAATTTGGAATTTTGATTTACATAGGTGATATTTTCGCGCAATACATCTGTCTTAATGTCTTGTAAATTAATATCGTCAATATAAATGGCTCCTTCGTTACATTTATACATTTTAATCATCATCTTGGACATTGTGCTCTTTCCATTACCAGATAAACCAGTTATACCAATAATTTTGTGATTGGTTGTATCGAGATTGAAGGTCGCATTTTTAAAAACCACTTTGTCCGTATCCGGGTAAGTAAAAGAGACATCGTCAAATCGAATATTATTATATTCCAAGTCATCTGAAACATATTCCTTATTTTTTACCTTTTCGTAATCGATTTCCAAATTTTCGAACAATTTCATTACGGATCCGGAACGACCTACGAATTCAATAAAATCGGGGATCTGTAAAATAAGACTACTTGTGCGGTCTCTGTACATAAGCATAGATGTGAAAAACGTCATAAAAAGTGTAGTAGTCATAGTTCCATTAAAATATTTACGAATTGCGTGTGAGATACATAATACCATCGTAAATAAAATAATGAAGTTAATCACAATAATATAATCACTAATAGTGGAATAAAAATCATAAGCTTTATCAATTGTATCATCCTTTTTATTTGAAAACTCATCAATTTCATCAATGATTTTACCTCTATAAATAATTTTATCAATGTTGTTCATAATTTCAGTAAGTTGTGATTCAGTTTCCATTACAGATTCTTCATAAATATCGTTTTTCAGAGTCATTGATTTCCACGAATAGATGACGTAGCAAATCCACGCCATATTCCCAAGCAAAAATGCAATGCCCATTTTCACATCCACATAAAACACCATCCCGGTGATTACTAACAAAAACAACAAGTTGGGAATAATAAACATAACCATATCAGTAAATACCTGGAAGCAAACAGAAGAAACTCGATTGATGGGAGTCACCAATTTTGTGAAATTGGTTCCGCCCAAATGTTCGTTATTTACCAATAATATCATGCGTAGTAATTGGTAGCGAACCCATTGGCGCATTTTCGTTAAAATTCTGTTCTGGAACATGCGATACAAATAATATAACAAGCTATAGCCCACGGTAGTCCAGACAAAATAAGAAAAATAAGTGGATACACTACTCATTTCTTTCTTTTGTATTCCTTCTAAAATACGTGATGTGAAATAAGATATTGTATTTGCCTGTAAAATATTACTGATTAGACCAACAATTAGGAGCATTATTGTATTCCATCTTTCTTCTGCGAAAAATTCGCGCAGCAAATATAATATGGTTTCCATGTATAATATGCTTGGATAATTATAATATGGATTTTAGCAATACATATAATACGTAAATATATAAGGAATATATATAAATGGAAAAAAACGCTATGTCTGAATTATTCGGTCCTTTAGGACGCGAATACTGTCTATGGTTTTACTGGCTTTCTGTAATGGGATTTGTCTTAATGGCTATGTTAGTCGTTAGTGGCGTTGTGATGGGTATGCAAAAGAAGGTTCCTGCACACTTCTGGTTTTCTCTCTTTTGGTCTGCATCTATGTATGCAGTATTTTATTTCCAAAACCGCCTTTTATATTCTATGTGTACGAATGCGTAAATAAAATAACCACGAACTATAAATATAATACAAAGAATGGATACATTGTATTATAGCAATCATTGCAAACATTCTCAGCGAATATTGCAATATTTAGTAAAAGGGAATCTTTCTAAAAAACTAAATTTTATTTGTATAGACAAGCGACAACGAGACACTAATAACAATCAAATGTATATTTGTTTGGAAAATGGTCAAAAAGTGGTGTTACCACCTAATGTTCAAAGTGTCCCGGCATTACTTTTAGCAAAACAAAATTATCGCGTCGTTATGGGTGACGATATTGTCGCTCATTTTCAATCGGACATTCAAAAAGAAGGGCAGCGTCGCGCAGGCGGAGCTCCTGGAGGAGAGCCGGTTGGGACAAGCATTATGCACTCAAGTGGCGGAATGAATATCGTATCTGAACCATACACCTTTTTCAGTTTAACACCGGAGGAATTAAGTGCAAAAGGGAATGGAGGGCGTCGTCAAATGTATAATTATGTATCTGCAAACGATGACGTCATCAGTATTCCCACGCCACCCGACACATACCAAGCAGACAAAGTCGACCAGGACGTTACTGTAGATGGATTACAACAAAAACGTATGAATGAAATTGAACAAACAAGTGCGCAGAATTCCCCATTTGTGCCTAAATTATAAATTACAACATAACCGAAAATCCAGGTGGTCCGTTCACACCTTGCACACCGGGCACACCAGGCACACCTTGCACACCCTGGTCTCCTATATTTCCCTTAGGACCCGGTAATCCTGAGGGAACACTATAATGTACAACTTGGTTTCCAGGATCCCCCTCAATTGTGATCCGATGTGATCCTCCTACCTCGTTTGAATATTCGGCTGTAGCTTTTAATTGAAATTGGTTTAGTTCGTTTAAAATTTTTTGCAATTCGGATTGTGTCTTATCCAATTTTGCAGATAATATTTTTAAATCGTCACTTTGAGCAATTTGAGATAAAGGAATCGTATTTCCAACTTGAACTTTCATCAAGTCGCTCGGGGGCACCATGGACAATTGTTGGAACGGTTCCGGTTTACATAGAATATAATGAACTAAATGATAGAGTGTTATTGCAAATAGCAGAATAATAACAATCAAAAGTAATTTTTTGTTCACCTTTATTTTATCCATAATACTTTTGTATATAATATCGAGATACAAAAGTAATATTATGTTAGATCACATAGGAATGTTTTACGTGTTTTTACACCTTCGGACATTTAAAATGGGACAAAATAACTCATATTTATAACAGTTTTCTCCCACGCTTTGTCTTAGGAGTTTTTCTCCCTCTACTATTCTTTTTACAAGTTTTTCTTTTTCCGCCATAATATGGTTTTTTCTCACCAGTCTTAGTTTTATTCAATGAGGACTTTGCTATTTGGTTCAAAGAAGGAATTGTATTTTTGCTTTCTTTTGCCATTTTAATTCCTTTAAAGAATTTTTTTATTTCCTTTATATTTTTTTTTTTTGTTTCTTTTAATTCATTTTTCTTGCCTATGTAGTATTGTATCACATAAGGAATAAGAGATTCTTCCAGTCCTTCCAGTCTTTCCGCTTCTTCCAGATCTGCTGCCAGTTCAAGTTCTTTGGAATGTTTGTGATCAAGATCAATAATAATATCTGCGTGGTTTAATAATAAGTCAACCACGTATGGATCTCTAGAATTAATTGCGTGTATAAGTGGTGTAATTGTTGTATGATCATCATAACCAGCCTTCGCATTCACATTAGCTCCTTCATTTAAGACAATTTTAACTTTGGCGTAATCACTCTCACCAATTGCAGCAAAAAGAGATGCATCCTTTGCGTCTTGATCCTTTTCTTCTTGAGCTTTTCTTCCTCTACTATTATTTTTACGAGTTTTTCTATTCATTTGTTCTAAAACATCATTCGTAAGAGAATCGACAGTGGCTGTTTTGGACATATAGATATAGATACAGATATATATATATATATATATATTTTATAAATTATCAGCAGTTAAATACTATTTTCTGGTCTAAAACAGACTCATTTTAAATGTCCTAAGGTGTATATTGAATTGGGATTTCCCAGTCACCCGTTTTTCCGTGTGAACCAGGAGGTCCCTTTTTACCACGCGTTCCAGTTGGTCCCATTTCTCCTGCCTTTCCCTTGGCACCTGCAGCACCTTCGGGCATATCAATACGTAAAGAAAAGGTAGGTGAAACACCCGGTGTTTTGGGGTCAAGCACGCGTTGCATTGTAAAATAGGGCGGTTGTCCTGGAGGTAATGCTTGCACATTTGTGCTTTTTAATTCCACTATATCGGGATAATTTTGAATATACTCTTCGATTACGCGCAATCGTGCTAATAACGATTCAATATATTTTTCAGATGCATTAGACCAGTTTTCAACGATTTTTTGAATGACTGGGTTAAATGCAGGTTCTATCGAACGTTCAGGAATACACGGCAAATCTTCGGCTTGTTGTTTGTCTTCTTGCCATTTATCATACATTTGAACCCAATTCGTGCATTGATTTTTTGCATTCGTTAAAATCGTTTTATTATTGATTATTGTATTTCCGTGCAATGAATTTTTCGCGTCCCCCCACAACTTGGGAATTTTCTTCATTCCACCATTCGTGTCTTGTGCATTTATTGCTAAATCGTTTGCATAATTACACGCCGACGTTGCAGCATTATATTGATTCGGAAGACATTTTTCAACTCCACTCATGTCCAAAAGCGAATAAGTATTGGTACAATCATTGTAAATAGTAGATGTATAGGCCATTTGCTTCTTCAAATCACCGCGAATAGTCTTCAATGTGTTTGTATCATCACCCATCGTATATTCAGAATAACCCCGTAAAATAGGATCTACTTGTGTGGGATTTGGGTTTGGACTTTTATTTTTCAATTGCGGAGAGGCAAACTCTGTTTGAATGGAATTAAGTGCGTTTTGAGATGCATTGTAAGCAACCTTGTTTTGAGCCAACGTTTCGGCGAACACCTCATTCAGTGTTTGGTCAGTGGTATTAAATCCTTCTCTTGTAGTCATTCCTTCGGTCGAATTATACATACACTCATTGGATGCATCGATTAATGTTTCTGAATTTGAACATTTGTCCACTGCTTGGCTTTTAATTTGTTGGGTCATATTTTGGCACGCAGATTGCGTATCTAATATATTTTGTAATGTAGTCCCTGCAGGTGTTACTAGTAATTGAGCTGGGTTGCTTGACTTCTTTGCGTATTCGGTGGTGTAAGATTTTCCCGCTTTGGCTGCACTTTGTGCAGAAGTATACAACGATGTAGGTATATGTGTCTTATATTTTTCTGCAGTTGTATTCGTTTCATCGCACGCTGTGCGTGTAGAGTTAAGTGTGGATTGGATTTCAGGCGTTGCAGCCGCACCAAACGTTTTATATGATGAATATGGCGTACAGTAGGCAGATGGATATTTATCACGATATGACCACGGACAAACTGGGCCATAAGTGCCTGGTGCGTACTCACAATACCACCCCCATTTTGTATTGATATGACCAAACGGCACATCGTCATAATATTCGGCTGTTTTTCCCTTATCTCCTGTACATTTTGTGTTATAACCGTCTGGCCAATTATATCCTGCGTGTACATCATTTTGCGGATTTGGTGTGTTTGCTATATTAGATGGTGGCGGTGAATGTGATGATCCTCCTCCTCCCATTCGTTTAAATTATATGTTTATAATATTCAATATGATATTTTTTCAAGATAATCACTTCGCTTATCCACGATTACCCCAATAACCAGTTTTTCCGCTAGGACCCGGAAGACCAGATCCGCCCATATTACCGACTCTTCCAGGGTTCCCAGGTGGTCCATCTAAACCTGCTGCAGGTTGTGGAACTGCGAAATTGAACAATATATTTGGAATATTTCCCGAAATATCTAAAATCGGCTGTTGGTTTGATGCATTTTTGGTAAACACATTTACTTCCCCCACCGAAAATTGAAGTTGATATCGTTGTTCCAATTCAACTACGTGTTTTTCTAAAAGTGCAATTGCATCAGCTTGTTTTTGAATTTCTTTATTTAATGAAACAACACGCGCATTTGCTACACTTGGGTTCATAGGTGCTGGACAAATTGCATCCTTGATTTCTTTGATTACGTATACCGGCATATCTTCAGGTGCATTTTTAGTGGTTTGATATAAATTTGATAAATCACTCATCCTATACTATCACAATACATTTTTACTATTTTTGATATACCGAAAGGCCTGCGTTACCGGAGTAGCCTCTTAGTCCAGGATTCCCGGTTGGTCCAGGATTCCCGGTTGGTCCAGGTTTCCCGGGTATACCAGGTTCCCCTGGTTGACCTATTTGTGGTGTCGGTAATGTAAATTGAATTGTGGGTTTTTGTAAATGACCACTGAATAAAATCGCACCATCTCCATCGCTAATTGTCCCAACTTCAAATTGCATTGGCCATCTCGAATTGATATATTCCATATTTTTTACTATTTTATTGTATTGTAATTGTTCATGTTGCAAGAATCCCTCTCTATTATTCGATTGAATATAACAAGCACACAAGAAAAGGATGGCTATGAGGATGATACATAATAATTGTCTAAACATTCTACTTTATAATATAGTCTTACAAATATGCATTTGTAAATTACATAGGTGTTCCCCAAGACCCTCTTTGTCCACTCACACCCGTGTCACCGATTGGTCCAGGAATTCCTGTATCTCCATCATCACCTTTTGGACCAGTAGCACCCATTTTTCCATTTGGTAAAATGGCTCCTATTTTCCAACTTCCAAAAAGCATTGTTTTTTTTGTATCGAATGGGTTTGTTTTTTCAACCGGTGTATTCTCAATCGTGAATTGAACATCGGATACATCAGACATAGTAACCGTCCCGGGACTAATCTCTGAAATAGAGTTGGGTAATTTACTGTTAATCTTTCCGATCAGAGTTTCACATTCGGTAATCTTACTTTGTATCAATCTTAAAGAGGATTCTTGCGTTTCCTGTCCAATTTCATTTGTAATGTTCTTATTTGAGCTTGTTTCTGCGGCAGAATTAGACCCTTGAACGGGAGTTGCCGTGATACTAGGAGTTTGTGTAGTAACACCTTCCTTATATGTTTGTTTTGTTGCTATATGATATACTAAACTCGCTATGAGTAATAGGATTATACCATAGACAATATAAATAGAGGTTGTATTGAATTTCATATATATTACAATAATATATATAAAAAAAGACTGCGTATATTATCTAAATGGCGGACAAGTCAACCATCCTAAAAACGTTTAATGCACATTTTTTCGAATTCCTCGATGATATTATTTGCATTTTCCCAGAAAACAATGATATAGCTACTGCACGTAAATCATTTGAAACAGTAAAAAAGGCAAATCCTACGATTATTATTAAGGTATGGAGCAAATATGTATATGCTCCCTATAAAGGTGTAATTGAACAAGGAAACATAGATTTCTTTTTTGAAAAGGATTACAATTCGGATTTGGGTTCAATATCAAATGGTAAAGAGGTTATGCGTATTATTGATACATTGCGCGACCCTCTTCGTTCCATGGATACAGTAAACAAGTCACATTCTGCTAAATATTTAATTAATTTGAGTAAATTATCCTCATTATACTAAATAAAAGCGCCCCATAGTATATTACATCGACTCGAGATTGAATTCGGTGTAATATGAGCCTCCTGCCGGAATTGAACCGGCGACCACTACCTTACAAGGGTAGCGCTCTACCACTGAGCTAAAAAGGCATTTTTGGTTGAAGATAGATATATATATTATCACTAAACGAAAAGGACTTTGTTCATTTATCTTCTCCACATTCCATTGAGATATTTTTTTACAACTCTAAACGAGCTAAACGTCGCTGATAATCGTCACGCTTTTCATATTGTAATGCATATAATATTTCATTTGGTGACAAAGAAAACAAGTAGTTCCGAATTACTTTGCGTGTAATTATTGTCTTTTGTATTTTCAAGGAAGGTAAATAGATTTCACGATGTATTGCATCAATATAAGGCGCATATTTTGGGGAAATAATATTGCAATTTCTCCATACATAGCGCGCTAAATAATGCGTATGTGCTAAATCGATGAATTCATTGCACATAGAATGAAACTGTTGAAATTTACGTCTGAATCGTGGATAATATTGTAAATAAGCATCTAGTGAATTGGTTCGATGCAAGCACAGGAATTGATAAAATAATCCGGGATTCACTTTTCGCATCTTGCGTATATCATCATATACTGGATTTTGCATCACACATCGCTCTCCTGTTCCTAAATGCGTTGCTATACAACCCATGTATTCAAAACTCGTTCGGTTGAATAATCCCATTTTCCCAGTAATCTCATCCCAACTTTGCACATGAAATGTTTTCGGAAATAGTATGGGCGCAGAAGAAAAAGAGTCCCAATGTTGAAATATGGGCGCGGGAATGCTTATTGCACGACGATCTTTCGATGTAATATCATATACTGCTACCAAATAAAGACACGGTTTTGCTGGATGTAAAATAATCGGATTTGATGGATGTTGTAAAATAAAATTATAGGAATAATGTTTGGAAAAATGTGCGAAAAGCGTTACTTGTGAAAAAAGCGTTGTGCTTGAATAGCAAAGAGCTTCTAAGAACATTTCTCGAACCGTCAACTGTTTCCTATTCCGTCCCACATTCTTTTCAGAAAGTTGATAGTAACCACCCACTGCACTTTTGGTCGCTATTTCCCAAGATGAAATACGCGCATCATAAAACAAGTGCACTAATGTTCCTTCTATCATTTCATTGACATAAATATCATCGTCTTGTGCAGAATACTGTTTATGAAACGTGTTTATTGAATTACCCCGCGGTGGGGAAAATGACAATAATTGCCGCTGCGGATGGTTCATAATTATAGACCGATATTGTGTAATATTACTACTTTCATCGAAACAAATATAGTCACTGTCGTAATTAAACACGCTATATTGTTGTCCAGATGCGTGGACGCAATAATCGCGCACCTTTATTTTATTGGATTTGGGACATTTCAAAATAGTGTAGCACGGATATTGGTCGATCATCTTAGTTACATAAACTATGTGTAATTCAGTTTATATTGTTTCTTCGATTATTATGGCGAATATAGTTTTTCACAGAAAGTATCCAAACGAAATTTATGTAGGTAGTATATAATGTCTGAACCAGATTTATATAATAGTGGTGATACTTCAGATACGGAACAAATGAAAAATCATATTACATTAGAATTAGGCGATATTATAGAAATATATGCGCCAAGCAATCCTGAATTGAATGAGAACACCTTTTTTATTACCTATATTGACGACCACGAAATTGATTTAACAAATGTTTCGACGTTTCATCCATATCATTTGAAAATAAATGAACAAGGACATATTACGGATGAGTCAATTCGAGTAATTTCATTACTGAGTCGTAGTGAAGAACCGGGATACGCCAGACAACATTTACTTTTACCAAAAACGTGGATTGATATTCATTTTGGTGGTGAAACACCCTTAATTATTCGAGGTGAAATTACCAATTTAGAAGAAGATATGATCGAAGTAACCACATATCCCGATTTAGATACAATCTACATTGATTTTGGTTATAAAGGTCTCCCTAAAGACATGCCACTAGAGCAAGTGATTATTATTAGCAAACCCGCGTCTTTGGAAAAGATTGAGTCCTTGGTGCATATTCAGGAACAATTGGAAGAAGGCGAAGTATTTGATCCTGAAAATTATAAAGCACCTTCTGAAGCATCGATCGAATATAATGAAGTTGGTGAAGCGGTCATAACATTACCAAAAGATGCACGCCCCGATGTATCTGTCCGCGACGAATTACATAAATTGTATTCGGTTGCAGATGAAATTGTATATGAAGAAGAATTAGGCGATTTGACCCGAGAAACGGAAATTCCCGAATCACAAAAACAACACGGAATAGAGACGCAAGTAAATGATATGTTGGATGAACTATTGTCTGAATATCCTAGCTCAAAACGAACCAAGGGTGTATTAGACAATATTCATCTTCTTATTCAGCGCTTCCGAGAACTTCGTGAACAATTTTCACATTTTGATACTCTAGGGAATGTTAAAAAGGCGAAATTCACACCTTTTACACATAAACCCCTAGCCAATCAAATTCACGATTTGAATGCACGTCTAAAATGGGTTTTGCCGGTTGTTTCTTTGCGCAAAAAGGTATACACGCATATTCACCCCGAAACAATGGACGATGTATCGCAATATAGAAATGCCGAAGTTTTAGGAAATGACGAAACATTACAAGTAGATTATTTGAAAAATCGATTGAAAGGCGGTGATGTTCCGGCGTATGTAAAATATTATCAACAATCACATCCGTCTTTCACACCAATAGAACCACCACAACACCCCGAAAATTATTTAGCACCCAATGTTCCCATTCAAACCGCGATGGAAACAATTGTGGATAATTTGGAAAACTTTTACAGCACCGTGTTAAGTGCAACTAAAGAAAGGGAGGGATATATTCGACGACAACACGTGATTCAGAGATATGAGTTGGGACAACATTATTTGGCGTCCACCATATCCAGAACAGGACGAAAGATTTATATTCGCACACCTCTTACACAAAACGATCCTCTTACTATGAAATCTATAATGATGATGCCTCCCACAGTTACACAATTTTCATCTATTGATTTACCGGGTTCCACCATCTTAACCAAATCGGGTCTTTCGCAAAATTATTTGTATTTGTTCCGTATTTTGAACAAACACGCCGATATTACACCGAATCTAATACGCGATTTTGAAAAGAATTATGATGCTGATTATTGGGAAAATATAGAACAACATAAACACACTATTCAACATTTCGTATTAGATGAAAGCTTGGAACAGAATCCCGATCGCTTTCGCAAATTCTTGGACACCCTGGTTCCGAACACCAAAACATTGGTGCAATTATTAGTTAAGATGCATCCCAAGCCAGCACTTTCCAATATGCTGTCCATTAAGCGAGCAACAAATGCATTAGAACCCTATTTGGTGTATACGGAAGATTTGAATTATACATATTACAATGCATTACGCTTTTTTGTAAAAGAGCAAACCAAAGACTACAAATTACATTTGGAAAAAATGCGCGAAGAAATGAATAAACTGCAAAATGCACACTATAGTCGATCTTCTCCTTACCAACATCGTATGGAGAAACTACTTTTTGAAAAAAAAGAGCTATTTGATATGCTAGTGGATATGTATAACATTTATGTGAGTAATGATGAGCACCGAAAAAAGGGGGAAAAAGAGAGACCAGGATTGTCTCCTGAAGAATGGTTGTCCAAGATTATCTTTTTGGACAATTCCCGTCTTTTCAGCAATTTGGTTCGTTTTTTAATGTCTTCACTCATTACTCCTGATAATTTGACGGAAGCATTGGAAAAAAGCACTGAAAAGGATGATATGTCGGCCATTGATAAAATAAAGCCCTCCGATTGTGCGCGTCGCGTTTTGTCCAAGAAATATTCTACTATGAAAGATTTACAAAAAGACAATAGTGAGAAAGATGTGTTTTTCGACCAAGATTATGACGATACTCCTTATGAATTGTTGAAAGATTACAAAGACGAGGAAAAGAAATACAATCACGAAGATTTTGTCGAATTTTTGGCGGAAGCATTAGTTCAAAAACACGACTGTCCTCCCAAAATGGCAGACGAAATGGCGACTTCTATCATTGAAGGGAAAAAACGGGTGCATCCGGGTGAGTTCGCCGTATTGGAAATAAAACCTCAATTACCCGGATCGGTCGATGCGGACAAATTGTCCAAGAAAGACCAAAGTGATGTAGAAAAAGAAGGCGATATTCGTAAAAAAGTGGCTTACTATAAACGTGTCGGAGACCATTGGGTTCACGACGAAAGTGTCGACGAAACCGCGTTTATCGACAGTAATACGCTGTTTTGCAATATGAGTAAAATTTGTTTCCGAAACACGAAATCGAATGTATGTGAAAGCCTCCAAGATGCAGAGAAACGCATGCGTGAAATTGCACGAAAGAAAATGGTAGGTGAATTCGATGAGCGTTTTGCGATTTCCGCGGAGAATTTACAAGACAAATTACGTGACCGAGTGGAAAAATCAATGATTATGATAAAAGCAATCAAACGTCTATTACACGTCCAACAATATAAGGCAAATGATATTGCATTTGAAATGGGGCGTTTTGCAAAAGAGGGTGAGTCGATACAATCCCCACATTTGGTGCTACGTGATCAAATTCTTGGACAAGCCGATTTTGTAAAACGCCAATCTGATTTGGTTCAGTTTGTGAGTCTTTATTGTCGCGATGCAATGGTGGATGAATTGGGCGAAAGTTTTTATTGGTTATATTGCACAGAAACAAACGCCCCTCTGCTCCCCACTGCACTATTTGAATTGGCTCGCACATTTGTTTCCAATGAAAACTATGTTCAGAAACAAAACCAATTGTGTAGAAAACAAGGTATGTTAAGTGATGACGGAGACAGTATCGTGGATAAATATAGTGGTTATGTACTTCGTAAAATCGAATTTGTGGATGAGCAGGGTTTTGACGAAATGGGTCGCCCCATTATTACTAGTGACGAAATCGAGGAAGATGCAGGTGAAGCATTGGTTGCTTTGATGGCCGGACAAAGAGCAAAAAAGGACCGTGTATCTGAAAATCCTGATACGGAAATGGTATATAATTTGTTCCGCGCAATTTCACTCAATATTGGCTTGCCTTTAGACTCAGTCGAGGATTTTGTCTTGCGCATCTCTCTTGAAATTATGAAATCTGATTTGAAAAGCGAGGAAGTATATGCAGCCGAAGCCAAAGGAAAGGACCGTCGTCCTCCTCCTTATGAGATTTATCGCAACCAATCCATTATTTTTATTGTAACTTCGGTCATTTTGGTCGCAATACAAACGACGATCCCTTCTTTCAAAATACAAAAAACATTCCCTGGATGTGTCCAATCTTTCCGCGGATTTCCAGACAATCAGGGGTCGATTGAAGACAAATCAGGTGTCCAATATTTGGCTTGCGTTCTAAATACTATCAAAAGCAAAAGTATTAAACCTTGGAATGCGATTAAACCCCTACCTATGGAAATCATTCAGAATCAAATTGAAACCGTCATTCGCACATCGATTTTGACCCGCAATGATTTAATGGAATTATATGCAGAAAAACACGAATATCTTCTTTTGCATCCCGATGAAAGCATCCCCAAAGAACATTCTATTCAGAAATGGGTGCATTTCTTACCTCCGGTTGTTGATTTCCAAGTGGTGAAAGACTTGCGGGGCATTTCTTCTGAATACAAAAACGAAATGGTTGAGCTAATGCGCACAGGCAATAAAGAACAACGTAATCAATTGGCTATGTTTAAAACCAAGAGCGCCCTCTTTGGTTTCGCAGTCATTGAACAAATCAACAAAATAGTCAAATCGAAGGGACTGCTTTTACGAACTGCGTCCAACGTTTTTTTCACGGAAAATGCGTGTTGTAACGACAAACAAACAGTTCGCGTCTTGGACTATTTTGAAGAAAAGAACAAGGAAATAACCGTTCACGTTCGAATGGTCAAGGGATGGGGGGAAATCATAGACAATGTGCAGAAAATGGCTCGTGCGAGTATGATATATGACCCAAAACGCACAGGTTTGACTTTTACTATGGAAATGCCCGCCGACCATTTCGAGAAAAACGTATACTTGGCGTATATTCACTATTGCAACTTGGACAATCTCATGCCGATCCCGGAAGATTTGCGAGGATTGTTTCCCGAAAAGGTTCCCGAATACAATTCTCGTGCATCACTGTCCGACAAAATAGAATTTTTGAAGAAACACGGCAAACGATTCAGTAATGATAATCTACTTCAATTGATGGATGTAATAAATAAGCGAAATTTGGTTGATGTGAATTTAGGGAAACTCAAAGGAAGTCGAGTATCCAGACTTCGTGATTATTTGAGCTATATGGACCAACGTTACGACCAAGATAATGAAGTCACGTTTTGCCCCAAATTTCGCGAATTATTAGACGGTGTTTTAGCCAAGTTTAATCCTAGAACGATGACTGCAGAAGACAGTGACGAAACATATCGTTTGAATAATTGGTTGACTAGAGCCAATACCGAATTATTGGATCGTATTGCTGATTTTTTAGGTAAAAACGGGAATATTTCTCCGCAACGCAAAACAAAATTGGAAGAATTAATGGCGAATATCCATATGTGGAATATGGACCAATCTAAACTGTCCCAGAATGACGAAACCGCAATGTATTCAGTCACTCAATTTATGCGTAATTCGGTATTTGCAATGAGTCGCACTTATCCGGAAATGATACGTAATAAGAATAAAGTCAGTACAAAGGCACATAAGCACTGGAATCTAGCAAGTGACCATAATATTGATATTTCTCGATTTATTGAAGAATATTACAAACCACTACAATCCTTTATGAATGATGCGACTTTATTAAATGTTCTAGATGAAGTGCAAACACAGCTGCGTGATGTGAGCGGTTTTTTGGACATTATACCCATATTTACTCCCATTCACAAAGAGGCTGAAGGGGAACAACCTGAACGCTATTATTATTCCCTATTTACAAAACGGACATTGTATATGATTTATTCCTATATCTGGTATTCAGTGTTGCACGAATATATCAAAGCAACTGAAAATGACGAACTTCTTCAAATGGATGTCCAAGAACGAAAACAAATGCGTCGTCAATCAATTCGTGAAAATGCAGATGAATTCGTTTTAGGACTATCAACTGAGACATTTGTGAATGATGCAGATGCGGAATATGGATATAATTTAGAAGATGTGCAGATTATTGCCGGTGATAAAAGAGAATTAGAAGCTCGCGTGGCCGAACTGCTATTGGCTTTTCTGGATATTGACGAGAAAAACAAAAAGGTCACCGATTTATCGTATAACGATATTGAAAAACGTGTAACGCGTTCCAAGCTGAAAGAAAAGAAATTGATTACAGATTTTTTGCGCGATATGGATGCAGACGAACGTAGAGTAGAAGATACTAAGAAAATATTGAAATTGGGACGATGGAATATCGGATTGCGTAAGGGTTTAGTCAATTACGACAAGGAACGATACAAAGAAGAGCGCAAGGAACTATTCAATCAACTCGCAAATCAAGGTGATGCAGAAGAAGATGATATAGCGATTCAACGAGATGTCCAAGAAATAGAGGCAAATGATGCGGAAGAAGTCGATGATTTTTACGACCAGGAAGCAAATGATATTACCGGATTTATGGGACAGGATGAAGATGGTGCCTATTATGAAGAAGACCGCGACTACGAATAAGTGTAGTTGTTTTCATCACAACGATTTTATAAATACATAATATAATAGTTTATAAAATCTATGTTTTCACAATCTTATGTCCGAATGAACAAACCTACATTTGCAATTGCATTATTTCTAATTCTTTTTACCAGTGTTCATATAGTGAAACCCAGTTTTGCATATGGTCCCGATGGTGAATTTAGGCAATTTGGTGTCGGTTACAAGAACAAAACCGTTTTACCGGTATGGACTATTTCCATTGCACTGGCCGTATTATCTTATCTGGCGGTGTTGTTTTATCTTCGGTAAGATAGTCATCTTGAGTCCTTTATCTATCAAATGCAATTATTAGAGGAGGGATTGAAACGGCATTGTTAGAGGAGGGATTGAAACGGCATTGTTAGAGGAGGGATTGAAAGGGAACCTAGGTTCCCTTTATTTCATACTCAAGGTCACCATTGAAATCAACATAGCAATAATGGACGTCAAATAAATCCAGGTAAAATGCCCCACACTGTGTTTTAAATAAATCAAATTGGTAAAGTTGAACAATTGGTCGTGGTCTTTTAACTCCATTTGAAAATAAGTGGGTAAATTCGGCATATTTTGTTGGGCATCAGAATTTGATTTATCTTCGAAATATTTTTCGATTGTGCCTATATCATTGACTCCAAATCTTGTAATAAGGAAATCATAGTCAAAATCACCATTTTCTTGTATTTTGCTCAATTCATTACTTACAAAGATTTCATTGGCTAATGCGTGTAGTCCCTTCATACCCAAGAACGTATACCCTACCGTATTTTCAAAAATATTTACCAAACTTGGGTTGATTGCTAATGCGAATAATGTGACTGCTACTATGGAATAGGATGCTACATTTACAAGCATTACCTTTTTCACTGTGCTATTGTCCATTTTTGCTATATCACCACTTTTTTGCATGATTACAGTGCGATAATACAACAAAGAAAATATTAAACCCATAAAATAGGCACCTGCGTAAACCAATACTAAGGATCCCATTCCACCCTTTTTATGATAAAATAGATTGTAAATAATAGCCAATGGGATTACAAAACCAATGCAATATCCAACTACGATTAATCCCGGTGACGTGGATGATTGTGGGGGTGTTTCATTTTCGGTGGCCATGATCCTATATACATAGAACTACATAAATTGTAAGACAGTTTAGAAACGTATTCTCACACTATTATTTTTCGTATATAGTTTATAGGATGGACGGTCCACGATTAATAGAAGGAAGCGTTACTCATTATTTACAAAATACATTGCGAACATGTCATGAACACCGTGTGAAAATATATTCTTTTGCATTAAATGCGGGAGTGCTTACTTTGTTCATTTTGATCGTCTCATTTACATTGTATTACTGTTACAAACAAAAGCCGACTCCTTATGAACAACAACAAAAAATGTTGAAAGATCAACAATATATTTTGTCGAAAATCCGTTTTTATCAGGCGGAGCAAAAGAATTTAATGACGTCACCAATAGGGAATTTATAATGTGAATTTAATTTATATCGAAATTACATTCATGAATAAAACAGAAGAACATCGCGAATCGGTCATTGGTGAAAATAATACTGCACAATTGAATTTGTTGTCTATTCTCGATAAATTGGACGCAACGTATACCACTGAACTGCAAATTAAAACATCTTTGCACGGCAATATTGACTTCGCCGTCTTATCTGATCGCGGGTTTAAAAAAGTGGACTCCATTGTTTTCGTGTATTCGGGTGAAGTCACCAGTATTCGAAATATTCCAGAAGGTGTTGTAAATTTGGTTTGTGACGACCAACTTTTAGACAAGATAGAAGACCTTCCCTCTACTATCGAAAAAATAGACCTATCCAACAACTCCTTGTCGAAATTCGATGCTACGAATCTTCCTAAATTGCGCGTTTTGCATTTATCAGACAATGAATTGACCGAAATTATGAATTTGCCCGAAGGATTGGAAGAATTGGAATGCGAAAATAACCAAATACGTCGATTGGATTTAGCAGGAACTCCTGGATTAAAGACATTGAAATGCTCGAATAATCCTCTTTTAATGCTGGAGCATGTTCCACCGTCATTAGTTGATTTAGAAATGGAAAACAACCCTTTTGTGGAAATTGACCGTTCAAAACCAAATGAGAAAAAGACAAAGGCCAAGGACAAGAAATATGATTATTTAGAAAGTATTCACGAATACTTTCGATTAAAAAACCAATATGAAATTAAAATGCGCAAAATGAAACACGCAGCTTATGAGCGCGGTGCTACAAAAAAGGAAAGTCGACACAAGGTACGCAGTGTAAACCCACCCTGTATTAATTGTAAAAGGAATGTAGGAACGATTTTTAGCAACGAAGACCAAAAATATAGCGCTATTTGCGGAGACAAGACCAAACCATGCGATTTGCATATACAAATATTCAGTGGCGATTATTTTCGTATGGACGATTTGTTGTCCATGTATGCAGATGATATTCAAGAAGACAAACAAGAAATCATTGTTCAAAAAATGGATACTTTATTCGAATATGTCCAAAAGCATACATCCGCTGAACAATTCAAGAAAACGTTGGAAAAATATAACGGCACTAGTGAAAATTATAAATCTCTATTGTCCAACTATAATGAGACTTACAACAATGATCATCATAGAGAACAAATTGACCACAAAACAGAGGAAATGTATAAAATACGTGATGATATTCGTAAATTGTTGGATGAATACAAAGATTCGGGAAACCGGGAAGTCCTGATTGCTGCAGTGGAAATGCACGTGAAAGATTTAATGCCTGCCGTTCAAAATCTGCGTTTGTCCAAATACGACACCATGTTGGTTGAAATCACCACCGAAGAACCCTATGTTTCTACGTTGATTCAGCGTAAAGTGTCTGCATATAAGCGCGATTTTATTTATGGTGAAGAACCAAAAGTAATGAAGTTTGTGATGAACAAATAAAGGGAACCCAGGTTCCCTTTACATCTTTTCTCATTTCAATCGCCCATTATTAATCATAAAATTGAATTGAATTGAATTGAATATAATAAAGATATTTATTATATTTAACATGTCTTATATTATTTACAAAATGCATTTTCCTAACAGGAAACATTATATTGGTCTAACAACCACCTCATTGCAACAACGACACAACGAACATAAACGTTGTGCGAAAAATGATACAAAATGTCTATATAACGCTATACGAAAATATGATATGATTGATACTTTCGAACTTATAGAAATAGATAGAGCATATACAATAGGAGAATTATGTGAAAAGGAGATTGAGTATATTCAAATATACAATTCGCATTATATTGATGGATATGGATATAACATGACGTATGGTGGAGAAGGAGTTAATGGTTATGTCTTTACAAAAGAAATCAAACTCAAAATGAGTGAAGCAACGAAAAAATTTTACGAGGACAATCCGCATATAAAAAAACAAATTAGTGAATCACTTAAGAAATATTACGAGAAAAACCCAGAAGCAAAACTGAAAATGAGTACAATAAAGAAAAAATGGTATGAAGAAAATCCAGAAGCGAGAAAAGAACAGAGTGAAAGACATAAAAAATGGTATGAAGAAAATCCAGAAGCGGGAAAAGAACATAGTGAATTCATGAAAAAACGTTTTGAAGAAAATCCAGAATTAATACAACAAATGAGTGAGAGAGGTAAAAAATATTATGAAGAAAATCCCGAAGCAAGAGAAAAAATGAGCGAAAATAAGAAAAAATGGCACGAAGAACATCCAGAAGCGGGAAAAGAACAGGGTATAAAACTGACACAACATTACAAAGAAAACCCTGAAACAATACAACGAATTAGTGATGGGGTGAAAAAATATTATGAAAATCCCGAATCTAGAAAACGATGTAGTGAATCTCAAACAAAACGGTTTGAAAATCCAGAAGCAAGAGAACAATGTAGTGAATCTCAAAAAAAACGGTTTGAAAATCCAGAAGCAAGAGAACAAATGAGTGCAGTAAAGAAAAAATATTATGAGGATAATCCAGAAGCAAGAAAAAAAAATAGTGAATCTAAGAAAAAATATTATGAGGATAATCCAGAAGCAAAATATATAAAATTAGATACACAGGGTGCTAACAAACCATTTGATGTATTTACTATAGACGGAACATTTGTAAAAATATTTACTTACCAAATTGACGCACGCGAATATTTAAAAAACCAATATAACATACAATCTGAAATCAAGATAAGTAGTGTATTATCGGGAAAACGCAAGTCTTCCGCAGGATTTATATTCAAATATAAGGAAAATCTCGTTTAAATTGTGCGTTTTAAATGAGAAATAGTGTAAATACCGCCTACCAGTAAAGCGTATCAAGTCCCTACTACAAAATTGATGGTCTTTTTTTTAATGTGAGGATCATAACCAATATTTCAACGATGAGTAAGAAATCAAATTGTTTATTTTGCGACAGTGTGCGCCATGATACAACCAAATGCAACAGCAACATGAAAGGTAAGTTGAATATGTTACTTGATTGCATGAAGAACACGGAATGTCCCGACTTTGGTTCATTTACATCACACGAACTCAAAGTGGTTGCATACCTAACACCCTATGAAAAAAGTATGCAATCAAACGCAATGGGCAATAACAAATTAAACCGTAAATACGGAAGAACCCCAATACCCCTTACATTGTCCAAGACGCGTATGGTGAAGGCGCTCTGCGAACGATGGAAAAGCCTTCATATTGTTCGTGAAAATTACAGTAAAAAACCAACTGTAATGGATGAAATTGATGACTGTCCAATATGCTTTGAACAAATCCAAGAGTGTAGATGGTCTTGGACACATTCGGTTTGGTCACGTGGTTATAGTGTGAATACAGTCAGAACAAAATGCAATCATTATTATTGTGGTTCTTGTTGGGACAATATCAAACCTCTGCATTATCACGGTTCAATGAAGCCGTGTCCTTTGTGTAGAACGCAGAATGGTGAAGAAGACATAAGAATTAAGGGTTAAACCATAGAATAAAATAAGTAACCAACCAAAAAAAGCAAATGGGAATTTCGATTTCTCATTCCTTTTTTTGTGAAAAAAAAACAGGTGGCCACCAGGATTGCTTTCCGCTTTCGACACGGATTTCGCCTACGTCTCTCTACTGAAAGAGAGATTTCAACTGGGAAAATGAATTTAGGGGGCGAAGGCTAATCGGGCATTCGTCTTTTCATTTTCCGTATTTATTCAGCTGTAGTGCAAATTCTAAACTAAAACTGCTGCATTATGTTCTAATGTAACTAATAATCCAAGCAACAAAGTTATAATACGCTTTAATTAAGCTAAATTATGACCAGTTACAGATAATATCGCGTCAAACTCATTTTAATGGAGTGGGCCAATCCACCATTCCAACAAATTACCCCACACTACCGGTTAAGGTGTTGTGGGTTTAACTGATACAACAGACTTTCATTATATTTTCACATTACACAGAGGGAACGGGACGATTTTCAGGGTCGTCCAGGAATATTTCACAAAACTAGAGGGAATAGTTGATAACTTGCGCGCTGATACATAATAGTATCAACTAACAATTAGTTTGCTTGACCGAACAAGGGATTATACACCCTTTTCATAATCCGGCACTATCAACTATATCTATATTTGTAAACAAATCCATTTATACACTTTCGAGGGAAGTGCTTTTCACGCTGTCTGTGTCTAACTTTACATATTCAACTACGATTTTAAGAGCCAAATTAAACTATTAGATGAGCCAAGTTAGGAGCTCATCTATCTTAGTTCATATGCAAAAAGGAGTATCAATTTTATGTAGAGTGGATCATTTTGCAAACACACTGAACACCTTCGGTGGATGTGCGTATTTAAATCTTCATCGGCATAAAAAAACAGGGCGTCCCCCGGATTGCTTTCCGCTTTCGACACGGATTTCGCCGACGTCTCTCTACTGAAAGAGAGATTTCAACTTGGAAACAAGAAGTGGGTAATATAACTCCTTGTTTCCCGTGGTGTTATTCAGCTGTAGTGCAAATTCTAAACTAAAACTGATGCATTACGTTCTGATATAATTAATCATCCAAGCAACAAAATCACAATACGTTCTGCTCTTATAGCTATATTGGTGACCAGTTACAGATAATATCGCGTCAAACTCATTTTCTTGGAGTGGGCCAGTCCCCCAATCCAACAAATTACCCCACACTACCGGTTAAGGTGTTGTGGGTTTAACTGATACAACAGACTTTCATTATATTTTCACATTACACAGAGGGAACGGGACAGGGTCGTCCAGTTATATATTCAATTGGATTTTATTATTGAATATATAACATTTATACACTTTCGATGGAGGTGCTTTTCACGCTGTCTGTGTCTAACTTTACATATTAAACTATTAGATGAGCCAAGTTAGGAGCTCATCTATCTTAGTTCATATGCAAAAAGGAGTATCAATTTTATGTAGAGTGGATCATTTTGCAAACACACTGAATACCTTCGGTGGATGTGCGGATTTAAATCTTCATCGGCATAAAAAAACAGGGCGTCCCCCGGATTGCTTCCCATTGTCGAGATGGGCCGAATTCATTCACTTTTGTGCGAATGTTATATCTAATAGTGCAAGTCTAAACTATTATCCAAGCATTGTGTAACCCAATGCACCTATACAACAAAACAATCAATCCCTTATTTAGCTGATCAGACCATAATAAGTTTTCTTTTGCTCGTTATATCGATGTATTCGGCAACCTACACAGAGGGAACGGGACAATCATAAATGGCTGTCCAGATAATAATCATCTTTGCAGTTGGTATTACCTTTTATACACGGTCGAATGTGCTTTTCACGCTATCTATGGCTAATCATACCTGTTAATACCGTTCGCGGTCTTATACTACTAAGGATGCCTCCGGATTAATTTATCACTAGTGATCCTGATTAGAAGACCTTTTTATATTTTTTATATTTTTATTTTTTTTGTTATTTTATGGGTATAGTATTTCAGAGCGTCCTCTGGATTGCTTTCCATGTTCGAAATATGGTTTAGACAGATATATACTAATTTAAGGTGTATATATCCTTCACGTCAATCTTGTGCATTTTCTAAACAAGATGTAGCATTATCGAACGTTTTCAACAAACTTTCATTTTATCAACTAGGTCCTATATGGTGATCAACCGATATAGGTTATTTGATGAAACTAATATTTATTTAAAATATTCAATTACATTGGGGGAACGGGATTCTATTACAAAATCCAGACAAATAACATCACCCCACGAGCCTATATCTCGTGAACTAGCAATCCAGATAATACTTACGTAAGCGAACGCGCTGGAACCTTACGTAAGCGATTATGTTTGAGAGTCTCTTTTATAGTGAGTTCTGGTAAATATCTTTTATACACGGTCGAATGTGCTTTTCACGCTATCAATGTCTAACTTTACTATTCCACTAGTTGAGCCAAGTTAGAAGCTCGTCGTTCGTCCGTGCGTCGAACGACCTTTCAATTTTATGAATACACCTATTACATTGAACGAAATAAATAGCACGCATTATGCACCACCGGTTTGCCCGAATGGCAATGGCGAATTTAAATCTTCAATGGTGTATACAATATTTACTAATATACAAAATTGAATTAGAGCATTCTCATTACTATATGCATAACACAAAATGTCTGAATTACTAGAAAACGCACCTGTTATTATTAAACGCAAGCGGAATGTGCGAAAATCAGAAGTTTCTCAAGAAACATCTGATGTTGATATTGAAATAAAAAATCAAGAGGGGGTCGAATATTTACAGACAATTCCAGACAAATCCATTGATTTGATTTTGACCGATCCTCCCTATATTATTTCGAGGGAAAGTGGTATGAATTCACACTACAATCAAGTCAAGGAAAATGAGCGATTAAATGTGCAACAAGTAAAAACACAAGAACAATGGATCGCATATAAAACCGAAAATGGCTTCACTGATGATTCAAAGCGAGGAAATTACATTAAATATGGGACTATTTATGGGAAAAAATATTGCGTGAAGACGGATTATGGTGAATGGGATAGTCAATTTACCATTGACGATTTGGACCAGTTTGTCGGGGAATATTATAAAAAATTACGTGTAGGAGGAACGATGATTATGTTCTTTGATATTTGGAAAATAACCGATTTAAAAGCCCTGTTTGAAAAGCATAATTTTAAGCAAATTCGGTTCATTGAATGGATTAAGACAAATCCACAACCTTTGAACTCGCAAACGAATTATTTAACGAATTGTCGCGAAATCGCACTTTTAGGTGTGAAGGGGGGGAAACCGACATTTAATAGTAAATATGATAATGGAATTTATCAATATCCATTACAAGGAGGGAAAAATAGATTTCATCCTACACAAAAAAGCTTACCTTTGTTTGAAGAACTCGTCAAAAAACATTCCGATGAGAATAGCATTGTATTAGACACCTTTCTTGGAGGCGGGACAACCGCATTTGCGTGCAAAAATACAAAGAGACGTTTTAAGGGGTGTGAAGTCGCAAAAGAATATTATGATAAAGTTATGGAAATATTGTCCTAATTTCATATTGTTTAGTTACATTACAATCTAGATTTGAGTTTTTTCATAAACTCGACCGGGTCATACCAATAGGTGCCTACCATTGCGTTGATGTCGTTGGGGTCAAATGAATCATCGCCTTCTACAAAATCAATACCAAAGATCGCGAGGGAGGGAATAGTCATTGCACCAATGCGCTTTCCAATTTCCTTTGTTTTCTTTGATACTTGACGTTTCTGTAGATTGCAATGATTGCATAGACATTGGAAATCGTCATTTGTTTGTGCTTTTGCATCGAGGACTCTTAGATCGTTATAAAGATCATTTTTATGATCTGTTACGAGATCGGATCGACTTCCACACACCACACATCCCATTTGTTTGTGGTATTCGTGAATGTCTTTTCGAATAGGTCGTTGAGCACCATATAGCTGATCATCGCTAAATCCCACTGTCCTTAATGCTGTTATTTTTTGTTCTCCTTGTTTTTCCCAATTATATCGTTTGTCTGCGAAATAAATGCCGTGTCTCGCTGCTCCATTTTTCCCCCAATCCAGCATCTTGTTTTCAGCGATTTTCTCACGAGAAACCCATTCTGAACATCCGTGTTCGTCGGGACTAAACATAGTATCTACCTCTTTTTGCTTTTTTGTGAGTTTTATCGAAGCAGCCACAGTTTCCGGGCTAGTCACAGCCACAGTTTCCGGGCTAGTCACAGCCACAGTTTCCGGGCTAGTCACAGCCACAGTTTCCAGGCTAGTCACAGCCACAGTTTCCAGGCTAGTCACAGCCACAGTTTCCGGGCTAGTCACAGCCACAGTTTCCGGGCTAGTCACAGCCACAGTTTCCGTCTCGTGAGACATTGTTGTAATCATTGTTGTTGAATTCATATTCACTTGTTGTTTATTTCTATATATTTTGAAAAAGCCGTTCAATTTTGTTTATACAAGTGAATGTTGTAAAATGGCGTTTATAAATAAAATTGATTTCAGAAAATAGTTGTTATATTATACAACAAACAATATAATATGCCTAAGTCACGCGATCAACGCTGCCGCCGTGCGCTACATACATTCTTCGACGCCTATCCATTTTATTTTGAAGCGGAAAAACTGAATTTGAGGGGGTATGTGTATGCGCGTTATGAAATCACTGTAAATAAGGAGTGGTTTCATACAGAGCCTGTTTATAATGAAGAGGATCGTTCTTTAACCTGGAACCAGGTGCTTCAACAACAGGAACTGCCCGATGCCGCTAAAATTGCGGAAATGGAAGAGAACTTTCGCACTACATTTCAACCCTATGAAAAACCACACACTTCTCTAAAACTTCATGAAATCGAAGCCAATGAAGAAAAGGTGGTTTTCAAAATCATTGTTCAATATTACAAATCGCATATTCCTTTTCCTGAAGATGAAGCCTCTTTAGAACAACGTGTTGGGCAACTTGAGCGTCAAAATCAAGAACTTCAACGTCGTCTTCGCAATTACGATGTTCATACCATGACTTATATTGACTTTATGAGTCGTATGAACCATAACTTGAACCGAGAAATCAGCGACGCACATTCTCGTGTGGATGCGTGTAAAACGGAATTTCAACAAAATTATGCGGGTTTTATGAATTCGTACCGGACTATTATTCGCAAATGCTATGCGGAAACTGAAAAATCATTCGAGTGTCCCATATGTTATGAAGACATTGCAAATGAAAATATATTTGTTACACCTTGTGACCACGTTATATGTAATGGTTGCGCGTCGCACTGTAAAGACACATGTCCAATGTGTCGTCAAGAAATGACGTTTTCGCAAGCTTTAGTCTAATCACATTCATTGTAATTGGATACACCATCCCATACAATACCCAATGTATTTGCCCAATCCTTTTTACTGCATATTCCAGTCCATCCGTCATTATTAAAATCAATGTAGTTGGTGACTATATTATTTGAATTATCGTAGCTAAATCCGGGTGTTCCAATTACATATTGGGTCAATTGTTCCGTGTTCTTATCGTATATAGTTCCTACATTTAGGTCATTTTTAAAGGTGGGTATAATACATTTACTTCCATCGGTAGAAAGTGTCCAGTAGTCGGGACACGTCCCATATGAAGGAGGATACGCCAAATTCTTCTCACCCTTGTCCATTAGAAGCCCGATTAAGATTAAAATCAATATTAGCAATACGGTGGCCACAGATAATACCACTAAATGAAAAGTTTCCATTATAAATTACACGGATAAAATAGTGTTCTCAGATTAAGATCGAATGTGAGAGAAAATAGATTTAGTATCACGTTTGCACAATTAATCTCTAAAAGTATTTTATATCGATTTATAATAAGAACATGTCTGTCCATCCTGATAAATATAACAGCCAAAGTCCAAGTATTTTGAATTTAACAACCCCCTACAATGGACGTGTGAATATTATTGAACCCGAAAATCCCGATGCTCGGTTTCAAATGTATGAGAAGATTGCAGTCAAGAATAAATCGACTGAATACCGAAATGCATTGTATGGCGATTTTGAATGCACACCATTATCTGACGCCTTTTTTTCTGCAGCCAATGTGCAAATTGTTCAAAATGGGCTTCGGGCGGGCGTATATGAAATGTCTGGCGATAAGCAACTTGTGATTGCTCCACAAAATGTGGATGTGTTAAAGACTATTATGCGACACATGTTTATCCAATATGCGAATTTCGAACCCACTAATATTGCAGGTCAAATAAAGCGCCTAAACCAGACAGTTTTGGAATATGCGGTTCCGAATGTTTACAGTGAAGCGATTGGGTATTTGAAATACTTGCAAGATCAGAGTTCTTTAGTCGTTCCGCTTGAATTGCCTCAACAAACTGACCGTGTTTTCAAACAATTAGAATTGAAACCTTGGTATTAGGATGTTGGTTTGTGATTGCATATGCAAGAATGGGTTGAAAAATATCCAGCCGCTAGAACAGGTGGTAGCAAAAAATGTGATGAGTATCATCAAATAGTTTCAAACCTATTTGGTTGTAGTGATCCGGAAAAAAATACCAAGAAAATTATAAAAAACTTAGCAAAACATACGTCGTTAAAGGATGCCAAAGATATAAAAACATAATTTATATATATATATATCGAAATGGACAATTTGTTCCGTTTTAAATTATCATTTTCTCATTTTATTATATAGTATTATACTAATAAAATGAAAAGTATAATCCGTCGTCGCAATAAAACGACTCGTAAAAGGAGGGCAATAAAGCGAACAAATAAATATAGAAGAATGAGAAGTAGAAAAAATATAAGAATTCGCAAGAAAAAATATAAGGGAGGAAATAAGGATGTATGTTGTATATGCGATAAAAAAACAGACAGCGTTTTAACACCGATTAGTTGTGATAGACGACCAATAGGTGCTAAGACACATATAATATGTGGCGATTGTTGGTGGCCGTTTGCCGATGAAAATACTGACCATGCTTGTCCTGGTTGTAAAAAAGACCCTTTACCAAAATCAACCGAAAAAAATCCCCCCGCCCCCCCAGTAATAGAT